AAACCAATTAAGATCAAGGCTGCAACTGAAACCACATTCACTATTAATGTGGGTGGTTATGCAAATGGTACTGCACACACATTCGTACGTGCAACAGAAGGTGCGGTACGTGATGACGTAGTAACATTCTCAGATCCAGCGATGATCGAAGAATTCAAGACTCCAACTGGTGTTGCATACACTGTAGGAACTGGTGTATTTACTCTGACTATTCCAAATCATGGTTTGAGTGCAGGGGATCGTGTAGAACTGATGCCAGGATCGTTCACATTCACATGTGGTTCTGACAACAACCTATCAGAGATCTCTCATCCACGTCCATCAGATCCACCATACAGAAAACCGTTGACAATTACTGCAACGCCTGATATTAATACAATCCAAGTAAATGTGGGTGTTGGTACTGGTGGTGCACATACATTCGTACGTGTCGCAGATAATGCGGTTGCGGTACTTCGTGCAAACGCAGATGAAGTAAACGCATTCGAAACACTTCAAGCGAACCGTGACTTCCTTGCAAATGAAGTTGTCGGATATCTTGCAAACACTTACTTCACTTATGACAGTGCGAAGTGTGAAAGAGATACAGGGTTCCTTATCGATGCAGTAAAACGTGACGTTCTTACTGGTTCTAACTACAACGCTGTTTACATGGGTAAAGGTTATCGTATCGGTACTCAAGGTGCAGACACAGTTGTCAATGATCAGTTAACTGAAACAGTTGGTGCATTCACATGGTTGAAACAACAGGTATCTGCGAAAATATCAGGTACTGCACAGACACGTGCTGAAGCTGCATTTGATGAAGTTATCGATATCGTAACAAACGGTACAAGTGCCGCAGATGTAATCAACTTCGGTGACTCATATGTGTCTAACGATGCATTGAACACTCGTGGTATCATTCAATCTAACAAAGCATTCCTACAAGCAGAAATCACTGCATGGTTGGCAGTTGAGTATCCATCGTTCACATACGATGTTGCAAAATGCGAAAGAGATGTCGGAATTCTAGTTGACGCTGCATCTTATGATATCCAACATGGTTCAAACGTTGCATCTATCAACGTTGCAAGACTTTATTTTGAAAACGCAGTTTCTGTTCTTCCAGTAGAACAAAGACATATTACTGCAGAATCGTTCCAGCATATTGCAAACGTTGCCAAGAAACTTGCACGTAACGAAACTGTTACTCCTACAACTGGTAATGCTGTTACTCCTACATCTTGGACTAATGTAGAATACACACCAACTGATGTGACATACAATCCAATTTCTGGTATCATGGTTATCGATCTTGGTGAAGCGCACAACTTTGTACAAGATGATTACATGATCTTTGATCCAGAGTCAATCACATTGTCTTGTGGTTCACCAGTTCAAGAGATTGTACATCCACGTCCAACTGATCCAGTATACGAAAAACCAGTTCGTGTTCTTGCGACTACTGCAAATACTATCACACTAGATGTGGGTGATGCAGGTGGTTATGAAGAAGAGCATGGGTTTGTATCTGCAACAACTGGTGCAATCAAGAAATACTTCTCTGACTTTATGGGTCAACGAGTAGAAGATCTTGTCAATATTGTTTCTGACTCTATTGAAGAAGATACACTACTACGTCTCCCTGCAGAGATTGAACCAAACGATATTGGAACTGCATTCTATCAGACTGCTGCAAAAGGTACAATTGTCGGTGGTGGTTCTACTGCACTTGAAGCAGTTGTTAAAGGTGGTTCTGGTGGTATCGATGGTGCACAAGGTGGTCTCATCTCTTACAACGTTGGTGGCCCACAACAGGCATACAGAACTTCGAAGTTCTCACCATTCGAGTTTGGGCCAGGCAACACTGGATATGCAGAAGAGTTCCAAACTGCAACTAAACTTATCAATGGTCTAACAGAGAAACTACAGACAGAAGTAACTGAGTATATTAACGAAACATATAACGGTGTTGGTTTCCAACAGTCTAAATGTACTCGTGACACTGGTTACTTGGTCGATGCGGTTTCTGAAGATATACTCTACGGTGGTAACGCTGCAACAGTCAAGGCTGCAGAAGCGTACTTCATTAACTCTATCAACTTGTTACCAGAATATCAGTACGATGCAACACAGGCGGCATTTACCCACCTCGCAGATCGTGCAGAGAAAGTTGTTTTGGAAACAGTTATTGAACCACACTTCGAAGGTGCATACACTCCAACTGATGTCGACTATGATCCAGTAGAAGGATCTATGGTACTGACTCTTGGTGCGCATGATATCTTAGAAGGTGATTTCATCTGGTTCGAAACTGAAGGTATCACATTCGAGTGTGTAAACACTGCTACTTCATCTACTGTTCAGATTTCACATCCACGTGCAGTCGCAGGGGATGGTTATCCAGATCCAGCATACTTGACTCCATGGCCTGTTAAATCAGTTGATGCAACTACTGTTACTTTGACTGGATTCAACGCAGGTGGTTACGCTGGTGCACATACATTCGTAAGTGCAACTGCAGACGCAATCAAACATGTACAGTATCAAACTGTTGCACAGAACTTCTCTGGTACTGCAACATCTACACAGGTTGCTCAGAGAGTTCAGGATCTGATGTTGGTAATTGCAAATATTGTGGATGATCGTACAAACGAAAACATCCCTGCAGTTGCAGATGCTCCAACATACACTCCACTTAGAACATTTGCACGTGATCAAATTCAGTCAAACCGTAAGTTCTTGATTGAAGAAACTGTTGCCTTCTTGAATGATTCATACTATACTTACGATGGTGATAAGTGTTTCAGAGACACAGGTTTCCTAATCGATGCGGTCAAGTGGACTTCACCGAATACACCATTTACTGGTCAGGAGTATCCACTCGTTCAGGCTGCAACTTCTTACTTGACAGGAACTGCAGGTGCAACTCGTACTCGTGAAACTCAGATCAGTGAGTTGGTAGGTGGTCTAAGATTTGTTAAAGATAAACTGAGAGGCATCATCCGCAAAGAAGAGAAAGTACTATCTAAGTACGATGATACGTATCTTCTTGAAGAACAACTTGATCAAGGGTTCGAATCAATCATTGATATGATGACAAATCCAAATGCAAACACCACACCAATCTGGTCTGCAGAAGGATATATAAACGGTATTCGTGCAAGAGAAAACCTGCAAGCAAACAAAGCATTCTTACAGGCAGAAACAACTGCATATATCGCAATCGTTCATCCATCTCTAACATATGATGTTGCGAAGTGTGAAAGAGATATCTCTCACATCCTTGATGCAGTATCTTGGGATATGCAATACGGTGCTGAAGAAAATGGCACAAACGTGATGACAGTAAACAACGCTAGACTGTATTTCGAAAATGCAGTAAGTGTTCTACCTGTTGATCAACGTGGCCCAACTGCAGATGTATTCCAACATATCGCAACAATGGCAGATAACATTGTAAGACTTATCGGTGTATCTAAAACTGCAGGTAACGCACTTGATCCAGTAACTTCTGGTCTGACTGCAACATCCACTGCACATGGTACTAAGGTTGAAGAACTTATCGAAATCATTGCCAATGCAGTTCTTGCAGATGATGGTATCGACGGTCTACCTGCAATGGTTGACAACAGTGTCTTCCTCAAGTCAACATATCCTGCTGGTGGTGTCATGTATGACATTATCGAAAGAGAAAAAGGAACAATGCAGTCTGCAATCAACACTTATATTGCAGATAACTACAATGGTCTTGCATACAGTGAGTCTAAGTGTCGTCGTGATTTGGGTTATATTATCGATGGTATTTCGCACGATCTTCAGTACGATGGTAACTGGGCAACTCACAAGAATGCAGAAATCTATTTTGAAAATGCAATCAATACACTTCCTAAAGATCAACGTGATCCTACTCGTCGTGCATTCATGCATCTTGGTAAAACAATGGAGACAGTCTTACAACGTCTTCCAGTTGAACCAACTATATCTAACAGATTTGGTGCACGTTTCACTCCAACCACTGCCACATATGATCCATTAACTGGTATCTTTACTGCAGAAGTTGGCCCACACGCACTAAAAGTTGGTGATGCAATCTGGATGGCAGATGAAAGTATCGTAATGTCATGCGACATGGGTAGTGGTGCAGTAAACCACTCCTCACCCGCTGCACATCATCCTTACTTCAGAAAACCATGTCCGATTACTGGTGTAACACGTACATCGATCACAATGAATGTTGGTACTGGTGGTACTGGTAATTATCCTCACACATTTGTGAGTGCTGAAGTTGACGCTCTTGTTCAAGTAATTGGTAATCATATACCACAAGACTTCCGTCATCTACCTGCAGTATATCCAGAACGTACTGATCTTAAGGGTGAAGCAATGAAACTTGCAAACATGATTGCAGATGCTGCACTTGCAGAGGATCCATCAGGAATTCCTGCCCGTGTATCACCAGACACTTCATGGGTTCCAAGTAACATCATTGCATCTAAGAACTTGATTTCAGATATCTCTGATGAACTCGCAACGAAGGTTGTGGACTATGTATCTCGTGAGTGGGATGGACTATCATTCCCACGTGGTAAGTGTCGTCGTGATATGGGCTTCTTGGTTGATGCTGCATCACATGATGTTCAGTACGAAACAAACTATGCATCTCGTATCTCTGCACAGATCTACTTCGAAAACGGTGTATCTGTACTACCAGAAGATACTCGCAGACAAACTGCAGATGTATATCGTACAATGAAACTTCTGATGTCTGACATCGTTCAAGAGATCGATACAACAAACACATCTATCACTACGACTGCACAAGACATCTCTGGTGATCCAGCAACTCCAACTGAGGGTACAGAAGTTGTTAACTTGATTGGTATCGTAGAAGATGTGATTCGTGAAGATAGTGTCGCTGCAATTCCTGCCCTACAGGAAGCGAATACTGCATGGGTATCAAGTGACTTGGTTGGTGCGAACAAACTTATCGAAGACAATAAAGTAGAACTCGCAGACAAGTTAATCGAATTCATCAACACTGAGTTCAATGTACTTGACTATAACAAGTCTAAGTGTCGTCGTGATGTAGGATACCTACTAGATGCATTCTCATATGACTTGAACTACGGTGGTAACAGTGCATCTCGTTGGAACGCAGACTTCTACTTCTGGAACTCAGTATATCGTATCCCAGAAGATCAACGTGAAGCGACTGCGAAGTCCTATCGTGAACTAGGTAGAATTTGTAAGAAGATCGTTACAGGTGATTACAAAGGTCAGTCACTCAAGTATGATACTGCAACTGAAATAGAGGCCAATAAAGTTGAAGGTCTCGCCAATATGTTCTATCTAACTCAGATAAATAAAGATACAAAAGAACTACAAACACTTATTGAACCAAATTATGATTGGGTTGAAAAACCATTTAGAGATGCAAAAGAAGTAATTCTGAAGAAACGTGGGCCTCTGCAGTATGATGTTGTAAGATTTGTTAACGCAACTTATAACTTTGTTGATATTAACTTGACAAGACGTGATGCAGGTAACTTGTTGCAGACTATCGTCAACGACATCAAGTTTACTAACCCGAATACAGGACAACAAGGTTCGACTAAAGCGACAAGAACTTTCTCACAATCGTTCTTCGATCAAAAAGGTCAACAGGTATTCCCAGTATTCAATGCAACAACGCCTGGGTTGAGATTCATGGGTACAGTGGCGGATATCTCTGCACGTAATGCGTTGCAGTCAGATCCAAACCTTACTCTGAAACCAAATATGGCGTGGATCGTTTCTGATGATGCAAATATAAACTTCTACCAAGGAACTATATACTATTGGAACGGTGGAGCATGGGTTAATGACGGTCAAAATAATACTGATCTTCTATATGCGTTCTATAAAACATGGGATCGTATGAGAGACTTTATTATTGCGAACTATTCACCAGATGGAGCACACAGTGCATTTATCACTGCTCTGTTTGATGATTGTTTGAAAGGTAACGTCCTAAGACCAGACGTGTTAACATTCGGTTCACTTGTTGAATCAATTGCTCACCAGTTTAACGGTGGTGCTGCAGGTGTTAACAGAACTGCGTTGCCACTGAACTTTAGAAACCTTGGGCCTGCAACGTCTGCGATTTCTTCGGTTCTCTCTGAAGATGGTGGTCGTGTAAGATGGTCTGGTGCAGACGAATTGAACAACCAGTACTTCGCAAGAGGTTTGAGAATTAACGGTAGAACAGGTCGAATCGAAGGAAGACCATTTACCTCATCTGTTCGTAAACTCGCAAGACGTGCATCGAACAGTAGAGCTGTAGTATAAAAGGAAAGAAACATGGCATACTCACAATATGAAGATGGAAACACAGGGATAACGGTCATTGTGACCTCCCAAGCACCAGATGCTTTGCCAATTGGATTTAACGCTGTATTAACTACAGAGTTTGATGAAGTTATTACTGTCCCCCAGTTTAGAGTTCCCGAACTTGTTTTCGGGGGTAGTGAAACAATTGAGCCTGGCATCGGGGAAGTTATTTCACCACTCATTTTATGCAACACCACAAACGCTACTGCGACAGTTGATGTTAACATTTATAGATTCAGTAATTCGATAACTTATGATTTAATTAAAAATTTACCTGTACCTGCTTATGACACAATCCCAATTCCAATTAACGGACAGTTCTTCGCTTCTGGTGATATCATGCAAGCACGTTGTAGTGCAAACCTTGCAATTACTGCAACGTTGTCATATACGGTAGGCCAGGCGGAGGAATACGATGTCGACTAGGTTTCGCACTTTTACTAATCGTGGATTTTCGATTGGTAATGGTATCCCACAAGATCCAGCGCAGTTAGATCCTGCTGCGTTTAAAGGTTCGGTAATTTACACGATTACCGACGAAATCCGTTATTCGGATGGAACGTCATGGATACCAGTTTCAGGTGCTCAAGGAACCACAGGTTTTCAAGGCCCAGATGGACTCCAAGGTATTCAAGGTGAATATGGGCCAGGATTTACAATCATTGGTTCTGTACCAGATGTAGATTCGGGTGGAGATCCACAGGCAACTCTTAATGCTGCGTTTGGATCTGCAAGTGTCGGTGACGGTGTCATTGATGACGCAGACGAAGAACTATGGATTTATGACGGTGTAAACTGGATTAACATTGGTACGTTTAGAGGTGTCCAAGGTTTCCAAGGCGTACAAGGCACACAGGGTGTGCAAGGTGATCTTGGCGCAAAAGGTGTCCAAGGTTTCAGAGGATTTAGAGGTTTCCAAGGTGTGCAGGGCGCACAAGGTACTCAGGGTTTCCAAGGTATTCAAGGAGATCGTGGTTATCAGGGCGTACAAGGTATGCAGGGAACCCAAGGATTACAGGGTGATCAGGGTACTCAAGGATTGCAAGGCCCACAAGGCCCGCAAGGAACGCAGGGCGTTCAAGGTACACAAGGCCCACAGGGAACTCAAGGGTTCCAAGGTGTTCAGGGTACAGACGGTGCATTCGCAGGTCAGGGTGTGCAAGGGCCTCAAGGCCCTCAAGGTACTCAGGGACTTCAAGGTGTACAGGGTACACAAGGCCCACAGGCATTCCAAGGTGTACAAGGTACGCAAGGTTGGCAAGGTGAGGCGATTCAAGGTATCCAAGGTCAACAAGGCCCGCAGGGAGTACAAGGTACTCAAGGTCTGCAAGGTGATCAGGGTACTCAAGGCGTACAAGGCCCACAAGGCACAAAAGGTTTTCAAGGAAATCAAGGCGTTCAAGGTACACAAGGTGGAACTGGTGACACTGGTTTGCAGGGTCTTCAAGGGCCTCAAGGAACACAGGGTGTACAAGGCCTTGAAGGTTATTACGGTGGTCTAACATTCGAGTGGATCAACAACTCAACATCTGGGGATATATTCCCTGGCGTTGGGTATTTTGCGTTGGTCTCTGGAAGTACAAACTCTTCTACAGATGTTTACGCTGTTGACAAAATCTGGTTCGACGATAAACCATCTGATAGTAATAGACGTATTGACGATCTATTCAATTACATAGATTCAAATCCAGGCGTTCCAAAAGGTCAGATGATGATCAGAACGCCTCGTGATACAACTAACAATGACTTTGAATTCCTACTCTATCAAATCGATGATTGGACATGGGCAGGTAGTGGTGGTCAAGAAGACAACGGTTGGTTTGATGTTACATTTATTGAAAAATCTCTTTTAGGTTCTGGTGGTGCAAACACAGTTTCTTGGGATGATGCAACTGCCCGTTATGGTGACACTGCAATCATTTCATTCATGCCTTCTGGCCCAGTTGGCCCAACAGGTATTCAAGGTGTTCAAGGTGATCTTGGTTTCCAAGGTACACAAGGATCTCAAGGATTCCAAGGATCTCAAGGCGCTCAGGGTATTCAGGGGTTCCAAGGATTCCAAGGTATTCAAGGGGAAGCCATTCAAGGTGTTCAAGGCCCACAGGGTACACTTGGTATTCAAGGTTTCCAAGGCATTCAAGGTATCCAAGGTCAAGAGGGATCTCGTGTATTTGAAGTAACCAATAACGGTAACATTGCATACACGATTGATGGACAAGACAACCCAACACTACAGTTGTTGAGAGGTTTCACATATACATTTGATGTGAATGCGTCTGGACATCCATTCTTTCTTAAGACTTCACGTACACTTGGTACAGGTAACCAGTATACGCAAGGTGTCACGAATAACGGTGCTGCAGTTGGTCTAGTAACAATTAGGGTTGCGTATAACGCACCAGATCAGATCTTCTACCAGTGTTCTCTCCATTCTGGTATGGGTGGAACAATTAATATTTCTGATCTTGGCCCTCAAGGTGTTCAAGGCCCACAAGGTGTACAGGGTGATCTTGGTTTCCAAGGTGATTCGGGTTCCTTCGGTGGTGCAACATTTGACTACACATTCGATGGCGCAGGTACGACTGAGATTAACACTGCAGTCGGTGATATTCGTTTCAATAGTTCAACATTCTCTAATGTTACAGAAATTTATATCGACGAACGTGATGATAACTTCGTAAATTTAGACACTTACTATGCATCACTTGATACGGTAACTGGACTTGTCAAAGGTTCTTTGGTTGTTAAATCAAAGGCAGATCCTACTAACTTCTTTGTCTTCGATTATGAAGACATTACAGATGGTGGTGGATACTGGAAGTTCGAAGTTAATTATCTGACTGGTGCAGGTGCAAACTTTGCAGACAACGCAGACATCGTTGTCACATTTGCTCGTGCAGGTTCTACAGGTGCAGGCGTACAGGGTGCGCAAGGTACTGGTGGATTCCAAGGAACTGCAGGTAATCAGGGTATCCAAGGTGTTCAAGGTATCGGAAACCAAGGTACGCAGGGTATTCAAGGTATACAAGGTGACTTAGGTACACAGGGTTCAACAGGAACTGGAGCACAGGGTATTCAAGGCCCACAGGGTGCTGACGGTTTCCAAGGTGGATCAGGTTTCCAAGGTGCATCTGGTGCAGGTTCTCAGGGTGTACAAGGTATCCAAGGCGTTCAAGGTAATCAGGGTATTGCTGGTGAAGGCGCACAAGGTATTCAAGGTGGATTTGGTTCACAAGGTGTCCAAGGTATGCAGGGTGCTCAAGGCCCAACTGCGCAAGGTTCAGGTGGTTTGCCTGGCCCGCCCGGCGCACAGGGTTTCCAAGGTATCCAAGGTTCTCAGGGTATTCAAGGTGGAACTGGATTTGGTAACGTTGGTAACCAAGGTGTACAAGGCCCTCAAGGCCCTCAAGGATTCCAAGGTACTGCTGGATTTATCGGTGGTTCTGGTGTACAGGGTGTACAGGGTGTTCAAGGCCCACAGGGTGCTGATGGTTCGGATAGTACTGCACAAGGTGCACAAGGCCCACAAGGTATGCAAGGCCCGCCAGGCATTGGTGAAGAAGGTCTTCAAGGTAATCAGGGTGTCCAAGGTTTCCGTGGATTCCAAGGTGAAGCGATTACTGGTGGAGGCGGTGTCCAAGGCCCTAGAGGTTTCCAAGGCCCACAAGGTGAAGGTGGTGTTCAAGGTGTGCCAGGATCTGGTGCAGATGGTGTGCAAGGTTTCAGAGGATTCCAAGGTGAGGCTGGTGAACCAGTTCAAGGCCCTGCAGGTGCAGGGGCGCAAGGTGCACAGGGTTATCAAGGTGTCCAAGGTGGGCCTGGCGTTCAAGGTGGAATCGGTGTAGGTGATGATGGTGCTCAGGGTGTCCAAGGTATTCAAGGCCCACAAGGTGATCTTGGTATACAGGGTATCCAAGGTGATTTCATACAGGGTGAACAGGGGATCCAAGGTGAACAAGGTCTCCTCGGTCTTCAAGGTTCAGACGGTCTGCAAGGCCCTGCTGGGCCAGGCAACTCTGCTGCAACTATTGATGTTCAGAACATCTATGGTAGTGGACTGGAAGCGTCTAACATGTTTGTCACGTTTGTGGCGGGTGGTTCTGGACAGAGAGATCTGTATGGTACACTTGGCCCGAACTCTGGTGGACAACAGAACTTCTTCTATAATACTAATGCCGATCAGATGTATATCGAAAATATCTCTGCAGATGGTAATGTATATGCAGCGGGTGCACTCATTGGTTCCCATCAGGATCCATCAAACAGAACATTGATTATCAGAGATGCCGCAGGGACTGTTGTGTGGGGTACTTAATGTTTTGAGTGCGTTATATAAATAAAAGAAAAAAAGAGAACGTAGATGGCCACTCAAGCAAACATTTATATAGACCAAGGTACAGATTTTCGTGTCGACTTAAACTTGTTTGACGGCGACGACGATCCGTTAGCGATATCTGTACTCGATTTCTTCGCTGACATTAAAAAAATATACACGACAGGCAGCCCGCTTACTAGTTTTACTATCGAAAAGGATCTGGCGACAGCAACAATAACGCTCGTCCTTACTGATGTTCAAACGCAATCTTTGAAGCCAGGGAAATACCAATATGATGTACTAATGCGAAAACAATCTGGAGAAATGTCGAAGATACTTGAGGGACTTGCCTTTATCGTAGATACAATTACAGAGGTCTAAGATGGCAATTAAAGTCGTAGTCGGTTCATCACCACAAAGATCTGTTACGACAGTTCTAGAAGGCGAAAAGAAACCCCTCATAACTCCAGATTCAGTTACGCTCGGTGTTGATACCGTTGGCGAATACGTTGCCACGCTCGGTATATCAGGAAATGGTCTTATTATTACGCCTGAGGATGCGAATACTCGCAACCTTGAAACTTCTAATATCATTCTTGCTCACGCAAACACATCTTCAGAACTTAGTACAAATAACGATATACTAGGGTTCGTTCAGAACGTTGGTATTGATGAGTTTGGTCACGTAGATCTATTAAGTAGTCTATCATTCGATCCTCAGAACTTTACAAATTCTAATGGAGTAATTACCGCCAATCCAATTCAGATTGGTGATCTTATTCTTCAGAACAGTGATAACACTGCCGTCCTTAGTGGATTGACAGAGATTGGTGTTGGTGATCTTACGATTGCAAACACAACAATTGCATCCCCATCAAATCTACTTCTTGATGTTGCATCGAATGGTTTCATTACCTTCGGAGGCAATGAAGTTGTTGATCTTCCAACTCCGACATCTAACTCTGCGCCAACGACAAAAGAATATGTAGACTTAGAAATCCTTGCATTGGAAACAGGTCTTCTCTTTGTTGGAGATCCAATCGATCCAAATGATGGAGCTAACAAACGGTACGTTGATGCGGTTGCAGAGATTGTATCTCGTTCGAAGTCTGTCAAGGCTGCAACAACTGCAGATCTTGGTGGGACGTTTGATTCGGGTAACACCACCTATGGTGCGACAATCACACTGGATCCTGCCACACAACTCAATATCGATGATGTTGTAATCTGGTCTAAAGGAGATAGTCTACTTGTAAAAGATCAGACTAATCCATTAGAAAATGGTACATATGATATTCTAACAGTTGGTAATCAATTTGTCAACTGGGTAATTCAAAGAAATATTTTTGAAGACGATAGTAATGAGTTGCCAGGCTCGTTTGAATTTGTTACAGATGGTACAACAAACAGAGATAAAGGTTTCGTTGCAACTGTTGTTGATGCAGAAACTTTTGTTATTGACCAAGACGATGTTGTATATCAACAGTTCTTTGGTGGCGGTAACCTCTCTGCAGGTAAAGATCTCACACTGATTGATGATAGAGAATTTGCTTTAAATTCAAATGTCACATTAGAGTCTATCACTTCTTTAGATCTTGAAGATCTTGTCATTACATCTAACACTGTTACGATTGACTCCACTGGTGGATTTGTCATCCCTGCTGGTACAACAGATCAAAGAACCACTCCACAACAAGGTATGATTCGTTACAATATTACGGACTCAAGATTTGAGGCGTATAATGGTAATGTGTGGACTGGACTTGGTGGAACAGTTGATGCTGATCAGGATACATTTGTTCGTGCAGAATCTTCTTCTGGTGCAGACAATGATGAACTAGAATTCGTTACTGCTGGTACACTAAGGTTAAACCTCGCCAATACTGGTAACCTTACCTTTGGTCACGCTCAGAATAAATTTACTGTTGACTATGATAACGGTAACACTATAATTGGTGGTTCCTTAACTATCAACACTGATACTATTCTTGGTGCAGGGGAAGTTTCTTACTTCAATCAACTTGGTGCGATAAAACTACCAAACGGTGCGACTTATCAGAGACCATCTCCACCTGCGCCTGGCATGATCAGGTTCAATACAACTGATTCACGTTTCGAAGGTTATGATGGTAGTATCTGGTCAGGACTAGCAGGTTCTGTTATTGACGTTGACCAAGATACAAAGATTATTGCGGAATCATCTCCAAACGCAGATAACGATCAGATCCAGTTCTTCACTCAGAATGCGAACAGACTGACTATCGAAGCGAATGGTATGATCACAACGCCTGGCGCTGATACTGATTTAGAGATAGTACCTAGTGGTAATCTTTTAGTGGGTAACACTATTATATCGCAAGTTGCTGACCCTGTCAACCCCCAAGATGCAGTTACTTTAAATTATTTGGAGAATGGTGGTTTTGCATCCACACTAACAATCATCGATGGTGCAAACTCATCTAACTTTGCAATCCTTGAAGATCCTCAGATTACTCTTGGACAAGGTCTTGAACTTAAAGGCGTTGATGAAATTGGAAATGAGATGGAACTGGCAGTTGCAAACACTGGTGTCCAAGCAGGTATGTACGGTAACGATGGGTTCTCACCTCGTATTCGTGTCACACCAGATGGACGTGTTGACTTTGCGACAGAGATTCCAGTAGAACTACAAGCGAACGCTATTCCAGACTTTACAGAGACCTCTCGTGACATCATCGGTTTGATGTTCACAGATGGTTTCAATGCAGGTCTTCACAACGGTGTTGTAATTACTCACAACGATGGTGGCGACTTGTTCGAAGTCGATCTTGTTGCGAATACAGTTTCACGTGTAATTGCAGGTAACGATGGTGTCCTTGTTGACAATGGTCAGACAGGTAATAACGCACCAACTCCTTTGGCGACTGCAAGAATTTATCACAACGATACATCTACTGTTGCGAACACTGCGAACTTTGGTGGCAACTTTATTCAGAACATGTCCTTCGATCAATACGGACACGTTGCAGATCTTGCGACTGCGAACACAGATAACCTTTACTATAGGTTAGATGGTGCAGTTGAGGGTACAGGAGTTCTGGTTGCGGCATCATTTGCAGACTCTGCGAACACAGATTATTATCTTAACCCATTCGAAACTTCTCGTATCAAAAACCTTATTCTTGGTTATGGTGCACCCAACTCATTCCTTGAGATGTCAGATGGGCCTCTGGAAACAGATAAGTCTTTCATCTATGCGTCTGGTGGTGAAATCGGATTTGTTGACAATTCCTTAAATTACTTTGCGAAGGCAAACCGTTCAACTGGTGACTTCACAATCACTGGTGCGTTGATTGCTGGTGGTTTTGCAGATACGCAAGACACATCATTCGTAATCAACCCTGCTGCAAACTCAAACGTTTACAACTTCTTTGTTGAAAATGCAATGTATCTCAAAGACAATGTCAATGAGATGGTATGGGATAGTACATCAGTTTCTTCAAATAATGGTATTCTTGAATTTAACGGAACTATTCTACGTAACATTGGTGCGGCAGAACTCGACAACGATGCGGTTACACTTGGTTATCTGAATGCCCAGTTGTTGGGTGGTGAAGGTATTAGTCTTTCTAATACATTTACTGTTGATGCCAACGTTGACGATAGTACACTTACTATTATTAATGACGTAATCCAAGTCAAAGATCAGGGTATCACAAACCAACAAATCTTTGAACCATTTATCAAACTGACTGGTGAAACAAATCCAGTCATTCCAGAAAGTTTTGTCACTGCAAACTTGACTTTGTTTGATGGTTCAAACTGGTTGGTGAATGGTTCTCTACGTGATGAAACTTATTCTGCACAATCAGAACCAGAACTAACAATATACATTGGTGACACAGTCAACTTCTCTGTTTCTGGTGCAAACACTATTGCGTTATACATCAAAACCTCAGAAACTGCAGGTAGTGGAGATCAGGCATCTGGTGTAACAAACCAAGGTGCGACTGGTGGAGAAACACTTACATTCGTTCCAGACACTGTCGGTACATTCTATTACATTGATGGTGCAGACACAAACCGTTCTGGTGTAATTAATGTTCTACAACAATACACACCAGACGAAAACGTTTATCTTGGTGAGACAATTAACTTTGTCGCTGGTGAGGGTATTAACACAGTAGTATCCAATAACACCATTACGATATCTGCAGAACTCGCTACAGAATTTGCATCAAATGATAACAGGGGTGTCGCCGCATTTGTCGATACTGACTTCGTTGTTTCGAATGGTGTTGTTGAACTGGCGAATACTGGTGTGACTGCAGGGACTTATGGTTCTGCCTCTCAAATTCCAGTTCTAGAAATAGATGAACATGGTCTCATTCGTGTTGCAAACACATCTGCAGTTGCAGGCGTGGACAACATGCAGTGGAATACTGCGAACAACACACTTACCACTGAAACTGGTGACGGCTCATCATTCCACACATTCATTAATACCTTCGGTGCAAATACATTCTTCTCAGACAATGTTGGGATTACAGGTAGTCTATTTATAGGTGGATTGGTCGACGGACGTGACATTGCACTGGATGGTGCAAAACTAGATCTTCTTGAAGATGGTCTTGAACTAACACTTGACGGTAAGGTAACAGGAACTGCCACTTCTAACACAGGAGTGATGACACTTACAACTGAACTTGCCAACACTGGTGTGGTTGCAGACACTTATGGTTCATCTACTGAGATTCCAATTATTACAATTGACGAAGACGGTAGAATTACTCTTGCAAACACTGCTGCTGTTGCAGGGGTTGACTCGTTCTCATACGAACCTGCAAACAATACAATCACTCTGGTTACTGGTGATGGATCTGAATTCCATCTTCAAACACAGACAACTGTAACACTTGGTGGTGATGTAACTGGTACTGCAACGTCTTCGAATGGTAGTGTAGAAATTACTACAGACATATCGACTACTGGTGTTGTTGCAGGGGTTTACGGTACTGCATCTCAGATTCCTGTGGTTACAGTCGCTGCGGATGGTCGTATCACATCTATGTCCAACACTGCAGTGGCGGGTGTTGAAGACTTCTTCTATTCATCTGGAAACAATACTCTACACTTGGAGACAGGTGATGGTTCTGAGTTCCTCGCAAGAATTGATCTGTTCGGTGAAACAATCGACGGTGATGTATCATTCAATGGTGACATGTCTGTTAATGGCGACATTACTGCTACAGGAAATGTTTCGGTTGGAGAGACACTCACAGTTAATGGAACTGAAGTACTCGTAACAAATACAGAAATCCTAGAGGGTATTAAAACAGTTGATGGTGCAGGTTCATCACTTGATGCAGACTTACTTGACGGACTTCATGCATCAGACATCTTGGCACAGGCTGCAAACACTGCAACTGGAAGTATCGGTAACGGTACAATTGATATTGATACTGGTGATGGTCTGGATGGTAGTGGTACATTTAACCTAAATGATTTCACAAATACATCCATTACATTTGCACATAGTAATACTTCTGGTGTGGTTGATGTTTCTCTAAACCAAGGGCGTGTTCTTACTGGTTTAACGTTTGACCAGTTCGGTCATGTACAAACACATACAAATGCAAATCTTGACGATAGATATTATACAGAAACTGAACTTGACAATGGTGCACTAGACTCTTTGTACTTCAATGTAACAGGTGACACTGTAACTGGCAACAGCGTATTTGAAGAAAATGTTGACATAGATGGTAACCTTGTTGTAGATGGTACAATAAATCGTGATCCTCGCATTACCCTCAATGGTTTTGTTAATGGTTTCACAGATCTGGTAAACCTCGCAAACGGTTCGATGACTACATCTACTGACACAGAGATCCTCGTTGGTGATGGTCTAACAGGTGGTGGGTCTATCAATGCGAACGTTACTATTTCTCATGCAGATACTTCCTCAGTAGCGAACGTTGCAGGTGTCGCAGAGAAAGAAGTTCTTAACGAGATCTCATTCGACGAGTTCGGACACGTAGTCGCTGCAAATACAAAAACACTTGAATTCATTTCTCAGACAGAGGCGGATGCAAGATACGTAAATGAAGATGGGGATGTAATGACAGGGAACCTAGAGGTTCAGGCTGTCATCTCTCAAGAACATTCTGCATTCTTTAACGCAACACTCACGACAACTGCAACCAGTTCACAAATATTGTTTTCATTTGATGAAACAGCATATTGTGGCGGTGAAGTTGTTATCACTGCAACTCGTGGTATAAATAGACATATCACAAAGATGATGATTGCGCACAATGGTACAACTCTGAATGCAACTGAGTTTGCAACAGTAACTACCAGTGTAGAATTCGCTGATTACGATGTATTACTTCAAAGTGGTGAAGGTAGAATTTACTGTACCCCAGATGCGACAACGTCAACTGAATTTAAAGTATTTGCTACACTGATAAAAGCATAGTAAAGAAAATAATGCCTAATTCTGGGGAGAGTGAACCGAATGGCAAACGATAAGAAATTTATAGTCAAAAACGGCCTTGAGACTGAAGGCGATGTACTCATTGGTGGTGTAACTGATGATGGTATCAGTAAACTTCAGACTGAAGGTGCGGTAAAATTTACTGCTACTTTCCCATCCTATCCAACACTTCATGTTATTAATAACACTGGAACTGCAGATTCTCCAATCGTAGAATTTGAAGGCCCTTCTGGTGCACTCTCCATTCGTAACATTGACACAAATGATTTTGGGATCTTCAACGGAACGCAGGCAGCTGGTAGTGGTATAGAGTTCCACCAAGGTGGCGCAGGGAATGGTGAACTCATTCTCAAACGTGCAGGCAGTGAAGTACTATCTTTCTCAAATGGTAACACATCTTTCACTGGTTTGTCAACCACTAATATCGAAGGTCGTCGTATTATTACCACAGACGATCAGGCAAGTCAAGGGGGTTCTTTCGACGCCGCAACACTCGACGGTTTAGATTCAACTCAATTCGTACGTTCTGATGAAAATGATACGATGGATGGTTCTTATATCATCACAGGTAACTTGACTGTACAAGGCGTAACTACATCAATTAATTCAGAAGTCGTAACGATTGCAGATAATATTCTACAGTTGAATAGTAATGTTACAGGCGCACCTACAGAAAATTCTGGTATTGAGATTGTACGTGGCACATCCGATAATGTTTCTTTAATTTGGAATGAAACATCTGATTGGTGGTCAGTAGGAACCTATTCCTTTGAGTCAGACGAAATAAGATCCACAGACGGAAGTGATCTATCTCTTCGTGCTGCATCCTCTTCATCGGCGAATGTTAATATCACTGCAGGGTTTGGTAGTAACTATATTGGTTTGAAATCAGTATTTACTGGTTCTGAAGGATATGGTGAGGTTCTTTACGGAAACGATGCAAAACTTCAGGCGGTTACAGACGGTATATTAATTGGTGAAAACCTAGACGTTAATGGTGACATTACAGTAGGTGATAACTCCAACGCTGCACAAATTAACTTTGACGGTGTGGGAATTAATAGAACAATATATTCCAACAACGGCGAAATCGGTTTCCTTAAAGGTAACCTAAACTACGGTGCATATTTAAATACAAATGAAGACTGGATCGTTGCTGGTAATAACGAAGTACAGGGAAATATAGTTTCAGAAGGCGACATCACTGCGAAAGATGATATCTTTGCGGATGGTGACATCACTTCAAACAATAATATTACTGCGACTAACGGAAACATTACTGCATCAGCAGGTGCGGTAACTGCACAAACAAGTGTAACTGCAATCACAGGAAACGTTACTGCTGCGGCAGGAAACGTTACTGCAGGTAACGATGTCACAGCGGCAAATGATGTGACTGCACTCGCAGGTGATGTGACTGCAGGTCAAGACGTTATTGCAACAAGAGATATCACTGCAGGTAGAAATGCGGCGATTACAGGTGATTTAACCGCAAATAATGCGTACATTACCAATGATTTGACTGCTGACGATATTATATCTCAGACTATCAACGCCAACAGTGCAATCATTGGTGACATCACTGCGAATAATATTACTGCAGATCAGGATATCCGTTCTGGTCGTTTCGTTGATAACGATGATGACACTTACTACTTCGATGGTGATAAGACAACTGTTGCAAATACTATTGGTATTGATACTGAGTTGTTCCACAATGGAGATACAGATACAAAACTTAGATTCGAAACGGATCAAGTAGATTTTTACGCTGGATCAAACACACCAAAACTAAGAGTTGAAAATACTAAAGTAACATCTGTTGAAATTCATGCACCACTCTATTATGATAGTGATGATACCAACTACTATTTGAATCCAGCTGCAAGTTCCGTATTGTCGAATATTTACATCGATGATTATATCTTGCACAATGGTGACGCTGACACTTACTTTGGATTTAGTGCAGATGATCAGTTTAGAGTTACAACAGGCAACAACCTTGGATTCTTAGTTACAAATTCGGTTGTTCGTGCATATAACGAAATGCGTGCTCCATCCTTTAAAGGAGAATTGGGCGGTACTACAAACTTCTTAGATTTTGAAAGTAACACATCAGGAGCCGCATCTCTTGCAGTATCTGGTGTTATTCAAGTAGGTAACACATCCGATTACGATAGAATGGATGACACTACTGGGACTGGTGGTGTTACTATCAACCCAGCTGGCGGTATACAAGTTGCTCAGTCAGGTGTTACAGGTACTGAGGCTAACAAACCATCTCTTGGTTTAAATAGAATTAGTATGGGGTTCAACCCATTTGCTGCAAGTAACAGATTTATAACATTTGCGGCAACTGCAACCAATGGTCAACATGTAGCGGGTGATAGTGCAGGTAATCTAAACTTCATTCCAGACCAAGACACAACTGCAATCAAATTCTGGAACTCTAGTGCAGATAACGTATTCACAATTAATCATGGTGGAGATGTTGTTGTTGGTGGTGAAACTGCGTCATACGCTTCGTCTGATGCAACTGCATCTGTTGGTGCTATCAATGCAAATAAACTTCACGTACAAGGTTCTATTCAGTTAAACCGTGATGATGATGCAATTGTCCTTGGACGTAGTACTTCAGGTTTCTTAAAGAATAACGAACTTAAGTTTGGTCTTGGTGGTGGTTTCTATCAGGCTGCGGCGGCAACTATCACAGTTCATGGTGGGAAAGATCTTGCAACCACTGGAGACATGTATGCAGGTCGTTTCTATGATGATGACGATAATAACTATTACATTGACGCTGCAGGTGATTCGCAACTCAATACAATAGATATTGATGACTCTATCAGACATCGTGGAGACTTAACAACTCTTATTGGTTTCCCTAATGCGGATCAGTTTGAAGTTAAAACAAATAATGTTCAACGTTTGTTAGTAGAGAATAGTAAAGCAACATTCTCAATTCCAGTATATGCACCACGTTATTACGATTCACAAAACAATTCATATTACGTAGATCCAGCTTCTACGTCTATCATGAACCGTATTGACCTTGATGACTTTATTCGTCACAATGGTGATACAAATACTTACTTTGGATTCAGCGCTGCAGATACTTTCCGTATCTTCACAGGTGGTTCTCAAAGAGTTAACGTAGACAATAACTCAGTAGACTTCTCAGTTAATGATACTGGTACAAACGCATATCGTAATATCTACTATGACAATAACGACACTGCATTCTACATTGATGGTAACTCTGAGTCAAGATTGAATACTCTTCGTCTGAGAAAGACAGGAGATCCAGCTAATGACTTTAATGCGCTTTGGATTGATAACGGTACTGGTGCAACTGGTGACATTGATACACCTGAGTCTTGGGTTAACTTCCAGTTTGAAGACAGTAATGCAAACTTTAAACCACAAGTTCGTATCGGTGCGACAACTGGTTACAACGATGGTACTTCTTCAGACACGCAAGACAAAGAAGGTTCTGGTAACTTCATCGTTCAGACTGCAGAAGGTACTGGTGGCGCAGGCGCAGGTGCACTCGCAACAACATTCTATGTAAACTATCGTGGTGACGCATACGCAAAACGATCTATGAGATCACCGATCTTCTATGATCAAGACAACGACAGTTTCTTTGGTAACTTCGCTAGTGAATCTAGAATGGCAACCATCAAACTTGATGATGGTGTGGTTCTAAGATCACCAAATGGTACTTACGGTTCGTTTGCAATTGATGGACAGGCACGTGGTGGTTGGGAAGGTTTCTCAATCGGTGATCGTTCTGTATTCATGCATGACAATGCAAATAGAACTGGTCTTTTCAACGATGTGGATGATCAATGGTTCTTGTACGCTGACAGACAGAACTCATTGCGTTTCATGTACAACGGTGTAGAACAAGCACGTACAGAAAACGGTTACTTCCTTGCGAATAACCAAATGCATTCACCAATCTATTATGACTCAAATAATACTTCATTCTACTTAGATCCAGCTTCTACATCTATTACAAATACGATGAGGGCAAATAGATACCAAGTAGAAGGTTCGACATATTACATTGATGTTGCATCAGGAGATTATGGTTCGATTAGAGTTGAAGGTGCGAAGAATGGTTGGGCGGGTTATGCAATCCGTGACGACTGGGTCTTCATGGCGAATGGGCCATCTGAAGCAGGTATCTACAACGACACCAACAACGAATGGGCAATCAAGTTCTTCCAGAACAATCGTGCAGAAATTATGTACAATGGTGGGATTCAGGCACGAACACAGTCAAATCACTTTGACATGATCAATCAGGCACGTGCGCCAATTTACTACGATAGAAATAATACTGGTTATTACGGAGACTTTGCATCTCATTCACGTATGAACAGTGTGTCGTTTGGTAACCAAGGTGCGATTGCAAACAGCACTTATGCAATGTCTGCATATCACAACAACAGATACTTGTTGGGATTACGTTATAGTGGTGCAAATAGTGACTATCCTTGGATTGTACATGATAACTGGAATGGTTATGATGGCACAAATAGATCATCATTCATCATTCACTTTAATGGTGTTGCAGATAGATTCCATTTCGATAGTCAAGGTAACTTCAAAGCAGCTAAATCTGTAACTGCACCAGAGATCAACCTCAACGGTGGTAATGGTAACCTCAACCTTTCACCTGCATATGGTTCTGGTGTGGCAGATAGTGTTCTCTTTGATGCTACAGAATATTTTGACAAACGAGTTATTAATCCACTTGCACCAAACGAAAATAGTTTAACAACGACTACATCAGAATTTGTTCGTGCAACGACTGGCCCATTTGCAGGTTCTTACGTTCTACAAACTTCTGCAAATCGTGACTTTTACACTGCATACATGCCTGTTGAACCAGGCGAAGAACTTTACGGTGAAATGTCTGTTCGTCGTATCTCTGGTTCTGGTGGTGTTGTTTACTATGGTATTGAACGTTATGATCAAAACTTATCACCGATTGCAAGTAACTCAGGTACAACTTACTTCGTAGTAAGTGGTGCAAACCAAACAAGTACCTCTTGGCAAACATATAGAGGATACACAACAATCCCATCGAACTGTTATTACGTTCGTATTCGTGTATTGATGAACTACTCCAGTGGTGGTGCGTTGCGTCAATATGCAGGGATCATGTTGAAACGTTCAAACTATCATGGACGTTTACGTGGTGATGATATCATCGTATCAGGTGACGTAACTGCAGATCGTTACTATGACAATAACAACACAGCTTTCTATCTTGATCCGGCATCAACATCTATTCTAAATGATGTTCGTGGTTCGATCTTCTATGATCGTGATAACACAAGCTATTATGTGAATCCAGCTTCGACATCACGTATTGCGAACATTGACATTGCACCTACTTTGTCAAATGGTCAAGCACGTATTCGTTCCATTATGTCAGGAGGTTATCCTGCACTTGAATTTAGTGACAGTGCGCCAGGCAACTCTTCTGGTGATCAACACTTTGTTTGGGGTGCAAATGATGTAAACGTTGGTCGTATGGAACTTCGATTTAGAGGTGGTACTGCGTTTGGTAGTGCATGGTACAATGAAGGTACAGTTCTTGCCAGCTTTATTGGTGACAACAACGCAGTTGAATTCCCACAATCTGCAGGTGTTAGAACACCAATCTTATACGACTACAATAACACATCTTACTATGTAGATCCAGCGTCGACTTCACGTATGGTTCATATGCGATTGAGTTCTGGTGATTCGTATTTGAAAATTGGTTCAAACGCTGCAACGCAGACAACACGTGATACTAACAGACCACAGATTGAAATTGGTGCAAACAATGCATACCCACACTTCACTCTAAGTTCTTGGGGCACAAACACGACTCACGGTGGTGTTATGTCGTTCCGTTCAAGACTAAACTCTTCGAACAACGTTCGTCGTTGGAACATTGGTACTGCAAACTATCAGGCGAACTCTATTCAGATTGGTTACTTCGATAACCAAGAAAACCCACACTACGGTGTTGGTGTCAACGGATGGACTTATGACAGTTACTCACGTTTTGTAATCTACACAGGTTACTCTGAAGCACGTGGATCTATGCGGGCTCCTATCTTCTATGATGTGAACAACACTGGATACTACGGTGACTTTGCATCCACTTCACGTATGAATGCTATTAACTATAATAACATCTATGCGATTAGTGGTGGTGTTGCACATTTCTATACAAGTTCAGGTAGTTTGCGTGGTTACATTCAGGCGACTGAATCAAATGATGCACACCTTAAAATTGCTACATCGGGCGGTGAGGATATTCAATTCCTTGACGGCGGTCTAGGTGGTCAGTGGAATATGATCATTCGTGGTGATGGTGATGTTCTTACAAATAGAAACCATTATGCACAAATTTTCTATGACAGAAATAACTCAGGTTATTACCTTAACCCGAATGGTACGTCTCGTCTGGGTACAGTTCGTGTTGATAGAATCGACATGGCTGATCGTGGTGACTTCATCACATTCTATGGAGACGATTCAACATATCACAGTATTTCATCTAGAGATAATGGTGGTGGTGTAACTGATGATTTGAGATTCAACTCTTATCACGATATCTTCTTTAACCTAGACTCGAACAATAATAACAGTTCTGGTACAACAGGTTTCTATGTTGGTCAACACGGTGCTGCCACTGGTAGTATCGCAGGTTGGTACTTCCAAGCAATGGCAGATGGTAACTCTTACGCATCAAGTTCATTCAGAGCACCGATCTTCTATGACAGAAATAACACAGGTTACTATGCAGACCCTGCGTCAACCTCACGCTTTAACACACTACGTACCAACAGACTGTATACAGGTTATGATAGTAGTACTGACGATTACCTAGATTACCCAACAAGCGATTATGGTTCGGTACAGGTTAACGGTGGCGGTAAGAATGGTTGGGAAGGTTACAACATTGCTGGCCGTTACAACTTCATGTCTGCAGATAATAACCAAGTTGGTATCTACAACGATATTGACAATGAGTGGATGTGGTATGGTGAACGTAATGGTCGCACATACTTCTACTACAATGGTCGTTGGGAAGCACGTACAGATTCTGGATACTTCCGTGCAGAACGTCAAATGCGAGCACCAATTTATTATGACTTGAATAACACAGGTTATTACGGTGATTTTGCTGGCACATCTGTATTCAACACTGTTAACTTTAACGGTAAGGCCTTCTTTAAAGCACGTCAAAACGACTCTGCAGGGTCTCACTCTTCATATGACGTTACAGGTACTGACTATCTAAACAACGTTGCCGCAGAATTCTGGTCAGGTAATGATGCACCTGTAACAATCTACTTCCGTTCTGGTGTCAACGCACCATCTGATCACGGTTACATCACGTTTGACCCAGACTTCAACAACACTGGTGAAAACGCTGCAATGGTTATCGGTGTTGACAACGATGGTACAGGATCTTCTGACTACATCCGACTACAAGGTCGTGTAGAACTTCACTCAAACCTTTCTTCTTCTGATAACTCAGAGATGCAGGGTTGGTGGTATCAGACTACAAAGTATGCTCGTCTAAACACAGACTACTTTGACCACATTTCTGATATTCGTTCGCCTATCTTCTACGATAGGAACAATACTGGGTATTATGCAGACCCTGCATCGACTTCACGTTTCAATACTCTGCGTACAAACCGTTTGTATTTTGCGTATGACAATGACACAGACGTATATTTTGACTATCCAACAGGTAACTATGGTTCAGTACAGGTTAACGGTAGTGGACGAGGTGATTGGGAAGGTTATTCGATCAGAGGTGAATACGTCTTCATGTCTGCAGATAGTGGTCAGGTTGGTATTTACAATGATGTCGATAATGAGTGGATGTTGTATGCAAATAGAAACTCACACCTCTATCAGTACTATAATGGACGTTGGGAAACACGTACAGAAAATGGTTGGTTCAGAGTTGAACGTTCTTCACGTTCTCCAATCTTCTATGATCTAAACAACACTGGTTATTACTTTAACGGTGCCTCAACTTCACGTTCTAACTATCATAGACTTAACAACGCCTATGACTCTCAGGAACGTCGATTCTTTGCACCAGATGGTGGTACATATACTACTTCATCTTCAAGTGTCAATGGTGCATGTACTATTTACTTGCCAACTAACAGACGTGGTGGTAACACCATGTTGCACTTCACTGTTAATATCTACGAATACAATACTGGTCGTATGACTCAGTTTAGAATTGGTGGTTATGCATATTCAAGTGGTCGTTGGACAAACGTTTCTGCAACACAAATCAGTGATTCAGATGACGCACCATATATTGTAAGGTTCTGTGATGACGGTTCTCGTCATATGGTTTGTATTGGTTCAACAGGTGACAACTGGACATATCCACAGGTTCAAGTTGTTGATGTTCACACTGGTTATAGTAGTTTCTCTACAAACTGGGGTTCTGGTTGGTCAGTTGGTTTCCGTACAACTAACTATGGTACTCAGCGTACAACTCGTACTGCATCTTATATGTTGGGTACAAACAATAGAACTAATTGGAACACAGATCTTCGTGCGACAATCTTCTATGATAGAAACAACACTGCTTACTATGTAGATCCAGCGTCGACTTCTCGTCTCGCAAACATCACTGCGAACTTCATTCAGTGGGACAATGGATTTGACATCTATGATGATGATGCTGACACTATCAGTCTTCGTTCCAACAACTCTGACCACGGTGAACTTATCTTTAGAGATAGTAACTCTACCGCTTGTGGACGTATCTACTGGGATGACGATGGACAACACTTTGGTTTGAAACATGCGAACAATGAATGGGCAGTTTACATGTATGAGAACTCTTATACCTACCTATACTATAATGGTAGATGGGAGGCTCGTGCAGACTCAGGTTACTGGCGTGCAGAGAGATCATCACGTGCACCTCTGTTCTATGATCTGAACAGTACTGCATACTATGTGAACCCTGCGTCTGATACATCAATGAGACTCAACGGTGGTATTCACTTTGGTGCAACTAACGCAGAATCACGTGGTGGTTTCATTGGTCGTCACGGTTCTAACTCTGGTGGTCTAAACACAGATAGATATCCATCGCCTGGTTACTCTATTGGTTACAACTATCGCCCATCTGGTACAGGTTTGTCAAACCACTATGGTTATGGTTACGCACATACTAACTCACCATTCTTTAGTTTGTCTGGTCAGTCTGGTTGGGGTTTCTATGTTTCTGCAGACGGTGACGCTCGTGTTCAGTTGTCTGGTTCAAACGGTGCAGTCTCTGCGACTGGTAACATTGTTGCATATGCATCTGATGGCCGTTTGAAAGAAAACGTAACACCTATCACTGCAGCACTCGAAAAACTACATAAGATTCGTGGTGTTGAGTACGACTGGGTAGAAAACATTAAAGAGGAGTATGACTTCCACCCGACTAAGATGCACGAAGTTGGTGTTATCGCACAAGAGGTTGAAGAAGTACTTCCAGAAGTAGTCAACGAAGCACCTTTCAATGCCAATTACAATATGCAGAAAGCACGTATTGCATATAAAGAGTTCCTTGAGGAACGTGATGATAAAGAATGGGATAAGAAAGAGGCTAAAGAAGAGTTCGAAAAACTTACGTTTGATGAACAAAGAGAACTGGCTGCGGTACATGATCAACAGTACCTCACAGTCGATTATGAACGAATCACTTCACTACTGATCGAAGCGGTCAAAGAAGTTGATAATAAATATAAGGAAGAAGTCTCTTCTTTGCGTAATGAGATCGCAGAACTCAAAAAGTTGATTTTGAATAAATAAAACAAGATATTTTAATTTAAATCGGAGAAAAAATTATGTCACTTACATATGCATGGACAATCAACAGTCTTAAACTTAAAGACGAAACTAACCACGAGGGTGCAACACTCAATCGTGCCGTATACCAAACACATTGGACTATCACAGGTACTAACTCTGCAGGTCAGAGTGGATCTTGGGCTGGTGCAACACCTCTTTCTGCAGCAAACGTACCTGCAGGGTCTTTCGTCGCATTCGACGACTTGACTGAGGATACAGTCATCGGGTGGATCAGAAACATTGTAGAAAATGATGAAGCTTACATGGAGCACATCACTGAACGTCTCACACTCGACATCGAAGAAAAGTTCGGTACTACAGAAGAGATTGAAGAGAAAGCACTACCTTGGGCAGCTCCAGCGGATGCAGAAGCAGAAGCAGAAGCACCTGCAGACGATTCTGCTGACGATGGCGAAGAATAAGGTAGAATGTCATGAACTTTACTTGGGAAATTGTGAGTATGGAAACGAAGGATCAAACCAACAGTGATGGTGCGACTCTTCAGAATGCCGTTGTTCGTGCCGTTTGGAAACGAATTGGTACTGATACGGATGGCGTAACTCACAATTTCTTGGGTAACACATGGTTTACTGCAGAGGAAGTTGAAGAAGGAGATTTTGTTAACTTCTTTGATCTTACACAGGAAACTGTTGTGGGATGGTTGGAAAACAAACTAACTGCAGGCGAGATCGCTAAGATCGATGATATAATTATAAGAAGAGTTGATAAGAAAAACTCTATTGTAAGAACGCCACCTTGGTCTTGACAAACCTATTTTAATCTGTTATAATTCAATTTGATGAAACTTTAATAATGGAGGTGTCATGCACGACATGCATCTGTATGGGCTTGCAACTTTTGCCTTGAAAAGAGGTGGGAAGTTACACCCAATTACACTCCCCAAAGAACTGACGGGCGAAACAGGGATTATGAATCCCTCTCTCTATCTACACGATGGAAGATTGTTGATGAACATTCGTCACGTCAACTATACCCTGTATCATAGTGAAGGAAAGAAGTTCCCTCACCAGTTTGGGCCTCTCGCTTATATCCATCCAGAAACTGATGTCACGCTTACCACATATAATGTTATGTGTGAACTGGACAATGACTGTAATGTTATTTCTGCAGGTAGAATTGATACCTCAGAATTGGACACAGATCCTACTTGGAACTTTATCGGACTTGAAGATGGTAGACTATTCTCATGGGATAATAGAATCTTCTTGTGTGGAGTAAGACGTGATTGTTATGATTCAAACGGCAAAGGTCGTATGGAGATGCAAGAGATAGTACAGGATGAATGGGGTAACTGGAAAGAGATTGCACGACACCCAATTCCCGCTCCCCCACCTAATGAAACTTATTGTGAAAAGAACTGGGTTCCTGTTCTTGACATGCCTTATCACTTTGTTAAATGGACAAACCCTACAGAAGTAATCAAGTTTAATATTGATGAGGGTACTACTGAAACTGCAGTTTTAGATGAGAACAGTAAGATCCCAATGCCTAGAGATGTTCGAGGTGGGACGCAAGTCCTTCGATTGTCTGAAGATAGACGTATTACAATATCACATGAAGTAGATCTTGGCAAGGATGTTTTTGGAAGAAAAGATGGACACTATGTACATCGGGCGATTGTTTGGGATAACGATTGGAATATTGTTCACCACACACAAGAATTTCATTTCATGGGCACTCAGACAGATCCAGTGACAGGAAATAGTTTTCATATTGAATTCGCCACTGGAATGGTTTTTCATAATAATAAAGTATACATATCTTATGGGTTGCAAGACAACGCATGTTTTGTTCTTGAATTACCTGCAGAGGTCTTTCATGAGTTTTTGATGAGAGGGTGATAATGGATCTACAACAACTATTAAATGAACACGTATTTGATCCAAAGAATACGCAGAAGATGTATGAACTCGCATGTGAGTATGATAGACTAGAACAGGGCGCTGCCGCTGTGTCATTCTACATTCGTGCGGCAGATCTTGAAGAAAAAGATAAACTACTCCAGTACAGGTGTATGATTGGTGCAGCTCTATGTTATCAAAGACAGGGTGGACGTAATCACACAGTAACTGGTCTTTTACAACATGCTATTGCACTTCAACCTGCCAGACCAGAGGGACATTTCTTTCTCGCCAAACATGGAGAGAATATGAGTGACTGGAGAGTTGTTCTTGTACACGCAAACTTAGCGTTACAGTTTAGAAACGCACCAGACGTTGGTATTGACTGGCCAGGCGACAGAGAGTTGTGGTATCTTCAGGCACATGCAACTTGGCAGATTTCTGGTGTGGAGAGTGGTCGTCGATTGTTCTTCGACTTGATATATAGAAAAAGATATAAGAAAGATGATACTTACGACGAGTTTAAAGAATACATTCTTCAAGTCCTAGAAAAGATTGGTTGGCCAGATGCAGTCCCATATCAACTAGGAGATCAAAAGAGATTTGCAGCTCCGTTTAATGGAATCGAATCTATTGAAGAGAACTACTCTAAACACATGCAAGACATGTTTGTTCTCGCTTGTTTAGATGGTAAACGTAATGGTACATATCTTGAAATTGGATCTGGTAATCCTTTTACTCACAATAACACTGCACTACTTGAAACTAAGTTCGACTGGAAAGGCATATCTATAGAATGGTCTGCACATCTTGCATATGATTTTGCACAACGCAGAAACAACACTATTATCAATGCAAACGCTTTGGAAATTGACTTTGAGGATCTACTCGTAAAACATTGTATGGAAAGTACCATTGACTTTCTTCAGATAGATACTGATGAAACTTCTATACAAGTTCTAAGGAACATGCCGTTTGGAAGATTTAAATTTAATGTCGTTCAGTTCGAACATGATGCTTACAGACTTGATCCCGCCATTCGTGCAGAAGCAAGACAGATAATGCATGATAATGGTTATGAGATTGTTTGTCAAAACCTTTGTTTCAGGCCAGGCGTTCCTTACGAGGATTGGTTTGTTCATAAGTCTATTGCAAACAAAATTCCACAGAGACTTTTCTCTGCATCAGAAAGTAACTTCTTTTGGGAATATCTCGTCAACAGAGAGGAGTAATGAATTTGAAAGTTGTTTTGGTATCGGGTGGATTTGATCCCCTACACTCTGGACATATTGAATACTTTAAAAAAGCACGTGCACTTGGTGATCATCTAATTGTAGGTATCAACAGTGATGCATGGTTGGAGAGAAAGAAGGGGCGTTCCTTCATGCCTGTCCAAGAACGTGCATCCATTGTTAAAGAATTATCATGTGTAGATAATATCTGTATCTTTACGGATGAGTATGATGCAGACGGTAGTTGTAAAAAGTTCGTGGAGGACATGTGTGAGGAATATAAGACAGATGATGTCATATTTGCGAATGGTGGAGATAGAACTTCGGGTAACATACCTGAGATGGAAGTTGAAGCTTCTAATCTATCTTTCCAATTCGGAGTTGGTGGCGAAGATAAAAAGAACTCTTCGTCTTGGATCTTAAAAGAATGGAAGAACCCAAGAGTAAATCGTAAGTGGGGAACTTATACTGTTCTTGATACAAACGGTTACTGGAGAGTTAAAGAACTTTCAATTGATGTAGGTAAGTCTCTATCAGATCAACGTCACTTCATTCGTTCAGAACACTGGCACATTGTTAGTGGTGAACTTAAAATGCAATTGGAGTTTGCGAACGAATACAAAACCTCAAAGATATATAAAAGAGGTGATAGTATTGACATTCCTGTTAGAACGTGGCATAAAGCAACCAATGTTGGTTTAGTTCCTGTCAAAGTTATCGAAGTATGGCAAGGAAATGAATTAAGTGAAGAGGACATAGAACGCCGTCTATTATAAATATCTAGAAAGCAAATAAAAGTTCATAGGGAACGTATCATGGCACAGCCAACCACAAGGCAAGAATTTGTAGAACACATCCTTCGTAAAATCGGCGCACCAGTTATCGAAGTCAATGTTTCTGAGGAACAAGTAGAAGACCGTATAGACGAAGCAGTCTCATTCTGGCGTGACTATCATTATAATGGTAGTCAACTTGTTTATCTCAAACACCAAATTACACAGGACGATATCGACAATGGGTATTTCCCATTGCCTCAGGATATTCTGGGTATCTCTCGTGTGTTCGATTTAAAGTCTGCAATCTCTTCAGGCACTGGTATCTTTAACGTTTCCTATCAATACGTACTCAACAACCTTGAAGATATTACAGGTTATAATATCACAAACTATTACATGAGTATGCAACACCTAGACATGTTGCAAGAAGTGTTAGTTGGAAAACCACTCATTCGTTATAATAGACACGTTAATAGACTTCACATAGATATTGAGAAAGATCTCTTTGTTGTGGGTGATTACATTGTTGTTGAAGCATATGATGTAATTGATGCTGGCACATATCCAGATGTCTGGAGTGACAGATGGTTGCAGAACTATGCATCAGTACTTGTTCGTGAACAATGGGGAATGAACCTTACTAAGTTCACAAACATGCAACTTGTGGGTGGGGTTCAGTTTAACGGCGAACAGATCCTACAGGAGGCACGTGCAGAACGAGAGAAGATGGAAGAAGAAGCAATCTCCAATCTTCAACCCCTCACATATAACTTTATTGGTTAAGACATGGCAACGAACGCATTCTTCCGTAACTACGGACATTTCAATGAACAGAATCTCATTGACGATCTGGTGATCGAATCTATCCGTATGTACGGTGTGGATGTTGAATTCTTGCCTCGTACTGCAGGTTCTGTCGATAATATTTTAAATGAGGATGACACACCTCTTTACAACCGTCTGTTCAAGATGGAAATGTATGTCAAAAATGTCGAAGGTTTTGAAGGTGAAGGTGACTTCCTATCGAAGTTTGGTTTGCAGATCAGAGACCAAGTTACCTTTTCTGTGGCGGTTCGTACATTCGAACGTTATGTCACTAAAGATGAACCACAACAGAAACGCCCATTGGAAGGGGATCTAATCTACTTCCCACTTAATGGAAAACTGTTTAAGGTCATGCATGTAGAACATGAGTCTGTATTCTACCAGATGGGATCTCTACAGACATATGATTTGAAATGCGAGTTGATGGAATACAGTAACGAACGTATCGAAACTGGTTATCAACACATCGACAATATAATGAAGGATATCGTTACTACAACTGGTGGTACTGCAAATGTTGCAACTCTTGAAGCACTTGCGAACACAGATCCAATTGCAGATAACTTCTTCTTCGAAAAAGATGCAGATGGTATTATCGACTTCTCAGAGATCGATCCGTTCAGTGAATTGATTTCGATACCAGATGATAATCCAGTATCTAACACATAGGTGACCAGATGGCAATAGCAAATTATTTCTATAATCAAACTACAAGAAAATATGTAGCCCTCTTTGGTACTTATTTTAATCAGTTAAAAATTCAGAGAACGAATAGTGCAGGTGCGCAGATCCAAGAGATGATCGTACCAATTTCTTATGCGCCGTTCCAGAAAATTCTTGCGAGATCTACGCAAGATCCAGAATTGAATCAACCCTCAGCAATTACGTTGCCAAGAATGTCGTTCGAACTGAACAGTATGCAATACGATGGCGAACGTAAAATCAACCCAACGATGAAGATCAGAAAACAAACCATTGAAAGTGGTGCAACTGGTCGAGGCTTTGTTTACGCAGGTACTCCATACAACCTTGAATTCTCCCTATATATTATGACCAAGTATTCAGAAGATGCTGCGAAACTAATGGAACAGATTGTTCCGTTTTTCAATCCAGACTTTACGTCTACTGTAAAGATTATTGATGATATCGAACCAGTCGATATTCCTTTGATTCTAAACAGTGTGACCACAGAAGAGATTTATGAAGGCGACTTTACAGAGAGACAGTCAGTCCTTTATACACTAGGATTTACTATGAAGGCATGGTACTTCGGGCCAGACAGAGAGAAACCAGTGATTAAGTTTGTAGATGTTAAGGTTACTCAAAACACTAGTCCAACTGCCTCTATCGACGACACTTATCAAGAAAGGTACACAACACAGCCAGGTCTAACAGCAAACGGAACTCCAACAACAGACGTTACGAATACAATCCCATATACGCAGATCGAATTCGATGACGACTGGGGAGTTATTAATGTGATAGAGGTGAACACGCCATGATTGACGATACAATTTCATCAACATTGGGAGTACGAACACTTGCAGAAGCTCAAGCAGAGGACACTATACAACCAGATACGGATAATCGATCTACTGGAGGATTCGGATCTAATAGAAAACAGAGTCAAACTGACGAGGATAGACAAGAGGGTTCCACAGTACATGAGGAATCTGAATTGGCGTCGAATAAGGAAACAAAAGGATCGACGCAGACGCAAGACGGTATTGAGGTTACTAAAGGAGAGGTACGCTTAGAAGACCACCCACATTGTGGAACTGAAAATTGTTGTGGTGAGTGTGAAACTGCTGTAACAGTAACAGGAGACACCAATGTGGTTCTACCTGCAGAGTCAGACGAGAATCTCAAAGATATTGAACTCGCTAAACAGAATGTTCAAAACATCATTGAGATGGGAGACGATGCAGTACAAGAAATGGTTTCAATTGCAAAACAGTCGGAATCGCCTCGTGCATTCGAGGTGGTTTCGACTCTCATGAAGACACTACTAGATGCAAACAAGGAATTTGTAGATCTTTCTTCTAAAAAGAAATTTGCAGAGGAAGAGAAGGTACATGGCCCGAAAGAGACTAATATCACAAACAATAACTTAATTGTATCTACTGCAGATCTCTTGAAAATGATCAAGGATGGTGGATAGAAACCATGCAAGGTTATCTTGGTAATGTAAACTTAAAACGAATTGGCGAACAAATAGAATGGACACCTGATATGCTCAAAGAGTATATGAAGTGTGCAGACGATCCTATTTACTTTGCAAAAACATATATTAAAATTGTACACGTTGACAAAGGATTGGTTCCTTTTGATATGTACGATTACCAAGAAGACATCACAAACAAAATTACTAATGGTCGCCGTGTTGCAGTTCTAACTGCACGACAGTCTGGTAAGACAACAACAGCGACTGCAGTTATTCTTCATTACATTTTATTCAACGAGTTCAAGACAGTCGCAATCCTTGCGAACAAAGGTGACGCTGCCAAAGAAGTTATGGCACGTGTCAAACTCGCATACGAAGCATTACCAAAGTGGATGCAACAAGGTGTTGAAGAATGGAACAAAGGAAATATCGCATTAGAGAATGGATGTCAAGTCCTCGCAGGGACAACATCTTCTAGTGCAATTCGTGGTAAATCTGTGAACTTCCTCTATCTTGATGAGGTTGCATTCATTGAAGGATACGATGAGTTCTTCGCATCTGTTTACCCAACTATCTCATCTGGTGAGTCAACAAAACTTTTGATGACATCAACACCAAATGGGTTGAATCACTTCTATAAAACCTGTAAGGGTGCAAAAGAAGGTACGAATGGTTATGATTATGTTGAAGTCAACTGGTCAGATGTGCCAGGACGTGACGAGGCTTGGAGACAAGAAACTCTTGAAGCGTTAGATCATGATGAACAGAAATTCAGACAAGAATATTGTTGCGAGTTTCTGGGCAGTTCTGGTACGTTGATCAATGGTGCAAAGTTAAAAACCTTGACATACAATCAACCAATAGCAGAACAAGAAGGTCTCGTCCAGTACGAAAAACCTTTACAAGACCACACTTATGTTATTACCGTGGACGTATCTAGAGGCAAAGGATTGGATTACTCTACATTCTGTGTTATTGATATATCGGAAATGCCTTATAAACAAATATGCGTTTTTCGTGATAACTTCATCACGCCGGTGGACTATGCGTCTATTATATATAGAGTAGGAATGTTATATCACGAGGCCGCTGTTCTTGTCGAGATCAATGATATCGGAGAACAGGTTGCAGATGTTTTATTGATGGACTACGGATATGAAAATATTCTTTATACAGAAAACGCTGGGCGAATGGGAAAGAGGATATCAAGTGGATTCGGACGTGGCGTAGACAATGGCATAAGAACAACAAAAAGTGTAAAATCGGTGGGATGTTCTATCTTAAAAATGTTGATAGAGCAAGAACAATTGATCTTACAAGACTTTAATACAATTCAGGAATTATCACGTTTCTCGAAAAAGGGTGTATCTTACGAAGCAGAATCTGGCGCACATGATGATTTGGTAATGAATTTGGTAATATTCTCGTGGTTAACTGATCAACTTTACTTTAAAGATTTGACAGATATCAACACGATGATGAAGTTGAGAGAAAAGACAGATGAACAAATAGAAGAAGATTTACTTCCATTTGGATTTATAGACGTAGGTGAAGACTTGCCACAGGCTGGATTCCAACCTGTGAAGAGACAGGATGAGGACTGGTTATTTTAAACCTTTTGTTTTTATAAATAAAAACAGTGATATGAACTGATAAAAAAACTAAATTTATTCAAAGGAGAAAAATATGGCTTTTTCCGTAAGTCCTTCCGTCATAGTTCGAGAAGTAGATGCGAGCCAAGTCGTCCCAGCCATTGCAACGCCCCCAGCTGCAATTGCGGGCGTATTTCGCTGGGGCCCTACTAACGAACCAATTCTTATTACTTCAGAGACTCAACTCGTAGATCGTTTTGGTAAGCCAGGCGATGACAACTACGAAACATTCTTTACAGCAGCTGACTATCTTGCATATTCCAACGCATTGTTCGTTGCACGTGCAGAAACCTCTGGCTCCGCTAAGGCAGATGCATACGACTATGTATTCTTCCCAGCAAACACAATTATCGCAAACACAGACGTGTCTGGAACTTTAGATACTGCAAACTCAACGTTTGCTGCATTCGAAGCGAAACATATCGGTGATTTGGGTAACGCAATTGATGTTGCATACGTAAAGGGCGCAGAGTTTGAAGAATCGGTAATAGATGTAGGCGATATTCCAAATCAACAGATCTTATATACAGGAACTGTTGCACAACAGACTATCGGATTTGCTGGAACAACAATGACGTTCCAAGTTGCAAATACCTCACAACTGACATCAATTAATAGCGGTGATACAATTGTTATTGGTAACGACTCAGTCGGTTATCAACAGTTGAACATTACTACACTAGTAGAAACAGCGTATGACGCAACATACACACCAACTGCAAACTCTGCAGCGATTGCGATATACGAATACGATTTCACATTCGACAGAAAGTATACTCTTGCAGAAACTGCATTGAATAAACTGAAAATCGATAGAGAGTGGAAATACGCAAACCTATTTGGTAAAGCGGCAGACGCAAACAACTACCACATTGCAGTCATCGACAGAACTGGTGATATCGGTGGAGTAAGAGGTTCAGTACTAGAAAAGTTCGAAAACCTTTCAACTACTCCAGGCGCTACAACCTCAGATGGACGCACAAACTACTACAATGATGTGATTACAAATCTCTCAGCGTGGGTAAATGTGGCAAACAACGCACACTTCGAAGCAGCAACAACTGCATACGAAGTTCTTTCTGGTGGATCTGATGGTACTGCAGAAGGTTCTGCATCATTCGGTGCAACTGCTCTTGCAATTGATTCATTCCAGAGTGCAAACGAAATCGACATCTCTTTCATCCTACAGGGTAAAGGTGATGACAATGGTCAGATCGCAAACTACATCATTTCAAATATCGCAGACACTAGACGTGACTGTGTTGCATTTGTTTCACCTTCGAAAGAAGCAGTGGTAGATACACTGAAAACAAACGCTAAAATGACGAAGGTAATTGAATATCGAAATAAACTTACTGCATCATCTTATATGATGATGGATAGTGGGTATAAATATCGGTATGACAAATACAATGATCAATATCGTTGGACTCCATTGAACGGTGACATGGCAGGTCTGTGTTCACGAGTTCAAGTCTTTGAATCTCCGGCAGGTTATCGTAAGGGTGTAATCAAGAATGTTATCAAACTTGCATTCAACCCGAACAAATCACAAAGAGATCAACTGTACAGTTCAGATGTGAACCCAGTTATTTCACAGGTAGGACAAGGTATTTTGTTGTTTGGTGACAAGACTGGACAAGGTTTTGCAAGTGCATTTGATAGGATTAACGTACGTAGATTGTTTATCGCAGTCGAAAAATCAATTGCAACTGCAGCGCAATCGTTCTTGTTTGAACTTAATGACGAGTTTACGCAAACTCAGTTCCGCAACATTGTAGAACCGTTCTTGCGTGAGATACAAGGTAGACGAGGAATCATCGATTTCAGAGTCGTATCAGATGCAACTGTGAACACACCACAGGTCATTGATGCAAACATGTTTAAAGCGAGTATCTTCATTAAACCTGCCCGTTCAATTAACGTAATCGAACTTACATTTGTCGCAACAAGATCTGGAGTCGAATTCGACGAGATCGTTGGACAGTTGACTTAAGGAGAGGTAAGATATGGCTTTTAACATAAACGAGTTTAAATCGGAACTGACAGGTGGAGGCGCACGCCCCACCCTGTTCCAATGTCAGATCACAAACCCGATTGTTCCAGCCGCAGACTTTAAATTCCCTTTCATGGCAAAGGCAGCAGGGATCCCAGAATCAACTCTGGGAACCTACACTGTTCCTTACTTTGGACGAGAAGTTAAATATGCAGGTGACAGAACATTCGGTGATTGGACAGTGACGATTATCAACGATGAAGACTTCTTGATTCGTAACGCAATGGAAACATGGTCTAACAGTATCGCAGCACATGATGCGAACACTAGAACACTTCCACAAGATTACAAATCAAATGGTTTGATAACACAGTATTCAAAAGATGGATCTCCATTACGTACATACATTTTTGAAGGTATGTTCCCATTGTCAATCTCAGAGATTGCGATGGACTGGAGTTCTACAGACCAGATCGAAGAATTTACCGTCACGTTCCAGTACGACTTTTGGCGAGTAGAGGGTGCGACTGGTATTTCTACTTCTTAATATTTTATAGGATGATATAATGCGAATTTTTGGTTTTGAAATCAAGAGGCAATTAGACGGAGAGGAACAGGCGCAACCTGTTTCTTTCGTCGAGCCTCAAAATGATGACGGTGCGATTACAGTCGGTAACGCACTTGGTGGATTTTATGGTACTATGTTGGACATGGAAGGTTCTGCTAAAACAGAATCTGAACTTGTCACAAAGTATCGACATATGGCAATGCAGCCTGAGATTGCACAGGCGATTGACGAAGTTATCAACGAAGCAATTTCGGTAGATAGTTACGATCAAGTTGTCGAAATCATCTTGGATGAAATCGATTTGCCAGACAAAATCAAAGAAGCTGTACAAGAAGAATTTGAAAACGTGTTGAGTCTTATGGACTTTACTAATACCGCATATGATTTATTCAGTAGGTTCTACGTAGATGGAAGACTTAATTTTCACATTATCATTGATGAAGAAGATCTTAAAAGAGGAGTTGTGGAACTCCGATACGTTGACCCAAGAAAAATCAAACTCATTCGTGAGATTGACAAGAAGGCAAGAGATGGCGCCTCAGGCATCCCTACCAAGAAAGTAAAGAACGAATACTACATTTATTCGGACACAGGTTTTGGAAACAGTTCAACCAATATGGGTGGACGTGATAACACACACAGAATATCAAAAGACTCAGTAGCTCGTGTGACATCTGGTTTGATGAATGAAAGTAACTCTTTGGTTCTTGGTCAATTGCACCCAGCAATCAAACCTCTCAACCAGTTAAGAATGTTGGAAGACGCAACTGTCATTTATACGTTGACTCGTGCACCAGAGAGACGAATCTTTTATATCGACGTTGGTAACCTTCCAAAGGCGAAGGCAGAACAATACCTACGTGATATGATGGTACGTCATAAGAACAAACTGCAGTATAACTCTGCAACTGGTGAAATCACTGATGCCCGTAAGATGATGACAATGACAGAAGACTTCTGGTTCCCTCGTCGTGGTGGTGAGAGATCTACAGAGGTTGATACTCTTGCAGGCGGTGGTGCACAGGCACTTTCAACTGACGAGAACCTACAGTATTTCCAACGTAAATTATACAAATCACTTAAGGTTCCAATTTCGAGACTTGAACCAGAAACTATGGCTACATTTGGTCGTGTATCTGAGATCACTCGTGATGAACTTAAGTTTGGTAAATTTATTCGTCGTGTTCGTGCTCGTTTCTCTGGAATATTCAATATCATCCTAGAGAAACAATTGATTCTTAAGGGTGTAATGGGCCCAGAAGAATTTGAAGAAATCAAAAACCAAATTCGTTATGATTTCATAAAGGACAACTACTTCGAAGAACTCAAACAGTCTGAGATTATTCGTGAACGTATGACAACTCTAAGAGATGTTGAAGAACATGTTGGTGTTTACTATTCACGTAGTTGGGTAGTCAAGAATATCTTGATGATGTCTGAAGAAGAATTCAAAGACGAACGTGAACAGATTGAAACTGAAAAAGAAGAATTCGGTTCAGCCGAAGATGAATTTGACGTTTAATAAATAAAACTAATAGATTAAGAGATATAGGAACAGAACAATGAAATCCTTTAAAGACATATTCACGGTTAAAGAGGTTGCACAACCTAACAACCCAGAGGAACAAAAGTTCAAAGATCAACACAAGATTCAAGTCTTTGATCATCCTGTGGCCGAACCTAGTCAGTTCACTGGAGAGATTCAGGGCAAAGGTCGTGCATTGAAACGTCTTTCTGATTATGTTGCAGGCGAAGATGAAAAGGTCTATGACCAAGCATACGAAGAAAGTGCAGATGCAGAAGACGACGATGAGGAGTCTGAGAGTCTACAGGAAAAAGCTGTATCTAAGTCACAACAGAAGTTGATGGCGATGGCTCTTGCCTTTAAACGTGGTGAGATGGAAGACGACGAAGCATCTGATGAGGTCAAAGAACTTGCGAAGTCTATGTCTGAAAAAGACTTAGAGGATTTTGCAAAGACCAAACATAAAGGGATGCCAGATAAAGTCGCAGAGGCAATTGATGCGTTGGTTATGGAAAATCCACAACAGGAAATTCCAATGATGCGTCAACAGTTGGCATTCATCGTATACGCTGCGAGAGAAATCGATGACTATCTAATGGAAGTATCGGATCCAGAAGAATGGTATCAAAACAAACTTGCATATGCTTTTGCACAGATGAAAAGTCTACATGCATATGCAGAAGGTGAAATGTCTATGATGGATCGTCCATCAGACGAAGACCAGTACAATGCATCTTATGGTGGTTACTACGAGTCAATCCAAGAAGCATTTAAACAGGGTAAGATGAAACTGAAAGACGGTAAGACTGTTAATCTATCTAAAGACGATGCAGCTGCATTGGAAAGTATGATGAAATCAGTCGGTGCTAAAAACCGTAAACAGATGGAAGCGGATCTGATGAAGAACGCAAAGACGTTCGCAGAGATGTTGAAGTTTGCGAAGGAAGCATCCTAAATGGCATACGTTGTAGTCCCAGGCAGTAACAATATTTGGGAATACGACAACGCTGCACTTGCGAGTGACAGTGACACATATGACGATATGAACGGAACAGTGTCGGGTGGAGTTAGATCTTTCACCCCACCAAATGGTGGTAATACACAAGAAACCTACATTAGATGTAGGAAGGTGGGTGAGACAACCGTTCGTGGAGAATTGAATAAGAATTACTACGATGCACGTGTTTAGTGGCATATAAGTCGTAAAATTTATAAATAAAAGAAATTAATTCGTTGAGAGGAATAGAGACATGAAGCTCATTTCAGAAGTTACAGAGGACATGAATGTTCTCACAGAACTAGATGAAGCGACTAATAAAAAGAACTTCTTTATTGAGGGTATCTTCATGCAAGGTAACCTCAAGAATCGTAATGGTCGTATCTATCCTAGTGAGGTTCTAGAATCAGAAATGAACCGTTATCAAAAAGACTTCATTGACACGAAGCGTGCCCTTGGTGAGTTAGGTCACCCAGACGGCCCTCAAATCAATGGAGATAGAGTTTCTCACCTGATCACACAGATGAATAGGGAAGGAAATGATTTCTACGGAAAGGCCAAGATTCTTGGTACTCCTATGGGAGAAATCGTAAAGACGTTTATCGACGAAGGTGTTCGTTGTGGAGTATCCACACGTGGACTAGGATCTGTTAAACAGAAGAATGGCGTAATGGAAGTCCAACCAGACTTTCATCTTGCAACAGTAGATATCGTTACAGACCCATCAGCGCCTAATGCGTTTGTAAATGGTATTATGGAAAATACAGAATTCTACTATGATGTTGCGTCTAGCAACTGGATTGCAACCCAACCAGTTGAGGAAGTAATTGAAGAAATTCAAGAAACTGTTGAAAAGACATACAGGACGGTAACGAAGCGTATCGACGAGTCAACAGCGGCAAGGATGTTTGAAACATTTATTCGTTCGTTAAGAAACTGAATTTTTATAAATACTTTTTGTAATAAATAAATCAAATCAGATTTAAGGAGAAAAACAATGGCAGATGAAAAGAAAATTGTCTCTGACGATGGTGTTTCAACAGCTGCAGGCGCAGTTACACCTGAAGGCGGTTCAGACAAAAAAAGAAAAGCTGATTCTGCAAAAGGCGATAAAGCACCTAAAACTTTGAAAGCAGGATACAAAGAAGACGCTGATGTATCTGAAAATGAAGAAGTAGTTGCTGAGTCACCAGAGTCAGAAGAAGTAATCGAAGAGATCGTTGTAGAAGAGTCAATTGCTGACATCTTCGAAGGCATGGATCTCTCAGAAGAATTCAGAAACAAGGTAACAGTTGTTTTTGAGGCTGCAGTTAACGAAAGTGTTTCGCAGAAAGTTCAGAAGATTGAAGAAGAACTTAACGAGAGACTAGAGTCAGAGTTGGCTGAAGCAGTGGAATCTAAAGTTGGCGACATGGTCGAAAACTTGGATGCATATCTTGACTATGTGGTTTCAGAATGGATGGAGGAAAATGAAGTTGCTATCGAAGCTGGAATTAAAGTAGAGATGGCAGAGTCTTTGATGGACGGTTTGAAAGATTTGTTCTCAGAACACAACATCAAAGTAGACGAAGAAACATATGATATCGTTTCAGAACTCGAAGAAGAAATGAAAGATCTTGAAGAGAAGTCAAACAAAGTTGTAGACGAAAATATCCGTCTTACAAAAGAAGTTTCTGATCTTCATGCTGGAGTTGTTTTCGAGGAAATGACGAGTGAGCTCAATATGTCTCAGCGTGAAAGACTGAAAGTTCTTTCTGAGAATTTAGATGCAAGTGATCTAGATGCTTATAAAGAGAATCTTTCTACTATTAAAGAGTCATTCTTCAAGGAAACGAATGTTTCTCCGAAAGACGATGTTGTTGACGAAGAAGACGAAGTAATGATTGAAGAGACAGAGATTAAAAAACCAATCTCTGAAGATCGCACAATCAATGCTCTCGTTGAGGCTCTCAACTCAAGAAAATCTAAATAATTTAAAACTGAAAAAATAAATTTTATAAATAAATTCAGTAAATAATCTACTAAGGAGATAGAAACAAATGACACAGTCAAACTATCAAAAACTTGTGGAAAAGTGGGGCCCAATCCTTGAGCACGAATCTTTTTCACCAATTGCAGATCAACACCGTAAAAGTGTAACTGCAACCATCCTTGAAAACACAGAGTCAGCTCTGCGCCAAGAGGGTGACGCTTCAGCAAACATGACTGCACTTCTTTCAGAAGCGCCTGCAAACGATGTAGGTACTGATGGCGGATTTACAGGTGCGGCAACAGACGCAGGGCCAGGAGCAGGTTACGATCCAGTACTTGTATCTTTGATCAGACGTTCTATGCCAAACTTGATTGCATATGACATTGCTGGTGTACAGCCAATGACAGGCCCAACTGGTCTGATCTTCGCAATGCGTTCACGTGAGACATCTCAGTCAGGTACTGAGGTATTCCACGGTGAAGCAGACACTACCTTCGCAGGTGCAGGTGCAGAAGCCGGTTCAACTGGTGGTGCAGTTCCTAACACTTCAATCTTCGACACTGGTACTGGTATGACCACTGCCGCTGGTGAAGCATTGGGTGACGGCAACGGAACCAACTTTGCAGAGATGGCGTTCTCAATTGAGAAAGTAACAGTCGCTGCGAAAACACGTGCGTTGAAAGCGGAATACACCACTGAACTCGCACAGGATCTTAAAGCAGTTCACGGTCTCGACGCAGAGACAGAACTTGCGAACATCTTGCAGTCAGAAATTCTGACTGAAATCAACCGTGAAGTTGTACGTACAATCTACGGTACTGCTGTTGCAGGTGCTGCGGCAACTGCTGCTGCTGGTATCTTCGATCTTGACGTTGACGCAAACGGACGTTGGTCAGTCGAGAAGTTCAAAGGTCTGATGTTCCAAATCGAACAGGAAGCAAACGCAATTGCAACTGCTACACGCAGAGGTAAAGGTAACATTGTGATCTGTTCTTCAGACGTTGCATCTGCTCTGCAGATGGCAGGTGTACTTGATTACACTCCTGCTCTTAACAGCAACTCACTGGAAGTTGACACAACTGGTAACACATTCGCTGGTGTTCTTAACGGACGTTACAGAGTGTACATTGATCCATATGCTGGTTCAAACTACATGGTTGTTGGATACAAAGGTTCATCTGCATTCGATGCAGGTCTGTTCTACTGCCCATACGTACCACTACAGATGGTTCGTGCCGTGGGTGAGAACTCATTCCAGCCAAAAATCGGGTTCAAAACTCGTTACGGTATGGTATCGAACCCATTCGCAGACGGTACTTCTGCTGCAACACAGGGTGCTCTTACACAGAACACCAACCAGTACTACAGAAGAGTTCGCATCAGCAACTTGTTCTGATCCAAATAAAAAGAAGGGCGGATATAACCGCCCCACTTTACTACCAGAATTGGGGAGATCTTCGGATCTCCCTTTTTTTATCGACTAACTAATGGCATGTTGTTTTGACTATCGTGGTAATCACCTGATTCATAATAGTCTCGACACGCAGATTCCTTTACCATCATACCGTTCTTCATACGATATGTGACAATCTCTCTACGAACAACACCGTCTGTGTCTGCATCGAATGCGGCTTTAAATGGGCCGTCTGTCATCTTTCACTTCTCCTTACTGTAACGAAACTTCCTTCTGGAGAATGAATTGCGTTTATCAACTCTTCCCACATCTGAGGATTGATTTCTAATATATTCGGTATATCACTTTCATCATCTTCTTGGCAAATATAGACGAGGTCATCATATGCGAGAATTTTTAAATCACCATGATTACCTGTGTCGTCTAATATTGTAATTGCCACTTCATCCATATCAAACTCGACGGTGTACATTACATCTTCCTTCTATATTCACAATATCCCTGCACCCATCCCTCATATATTCCATATGCAAGAATAGGGCCGATAAATGGGACGAAAAAGAAATTCATCATAAACCACGAACAAATTATTGCCGCAACAATGTCATACCATTGTATCAAGTTCTATTACCTCTTATAGATCAGCCAATAATGCCTTTAGTTTCTTTTTTGATTTACCCTTTACTTTAGCTTTTGAGATATCGTTATCTCCATCACCCACAACTACAATGGCAATCATACCCATTGACTTGTGTGGTGAACACTGATACAAGTAAACGCCTGGCGTGTCAAATGTAATTGCCACTTCTTTATTAAGTTTTGATTTCTTTGGTGCATCCCATCCATCTGGGCCAGCAATGAATTCTACATTGTGTCCTTTTGAAGTTGGAACCCACGTGATTGTATCACCTACATCAATACGTGCGATATCTTCACTGTATACCATCTTTGCACCATCGTCACGTTTATTCAACATTTCAATAGTCATATCTTCAGCGTATGCTGATGTTGCGAAAAGTGCCATAAGACTAGCAGTAATTAGATTTTTCATTTTGTTTCCTATCTTTATTTCTTTACATTAAGATTGGACGGATTATATTGTTCGCCATTATAGGCAGGATAGGTGTCGTCCTCTACCCCAAAGTTACACGATGCCACAATCAATAAGAATGCGATTGAGGCATAGGTAGTTCTTTTAGACCATAATATAAAACCTTCAAATGTTTTCTCCGCTTCTTTCTGAGCGGCTGCACGTACTTCATCATCGGTCATAGTGATCTCGTTCCATAATAAGATCGATAGACTTCTGCGAGTTCTTGTTGGTCAGTAGACTCTTGAACTACGTAGTCGGTTTTATCAATTCTTGTTCCATCTGCAATTGCAATAGCATCTTCATATCGTGATGCGATTGCAATAATTTCACCAGATTTTTTTCTAACGATATGCATTAGTTCAGACCAAAGCAAGGTAAGATGTTGACATTGCAGTAACGTCCATATTCTTCAAGTCCTACCATTGCCATTAACATTAATACTGGTACAACAGCAATCATTAAAACAACAACTAAGAATGCCCAACCCAAACCTTTGGTTGTGCAATAGTTTGTTTGTTCACTCATGCTCGCCACCGTTTGCTCGTCCATTATATTTACGGCCTGATTTCAAAATGTTGTTGAGTGATTCTGGATTGTTTTCTGCTTGACGGAATGTTATAACAGTAATTGTAATACCACTGATAAGCAGTAAGTGAAAGGCCGCACTGATACCAAACGCAAGATAACTTCCTACCATCAGGGCAAAGATACCACTCCAGATAAAGAATAGACACTGAAAGATCATGTGTCCTACCATAGGGTCTAGATTACGTAGTGGTGACTTTTCTATTGTCATGACGCTGTCCCACATATCACGTGGAATACTTGCAATTTCAGTTAGTGTGGTTGCCCATCCAATGGGTCTCTGTGTGTTCTGTTTTTTTGACATGATTACATTCCTATTGCTTTCATATATGTTTCCAACAACGCCTCTTCATTAGCGATGTCATCTGCATCACGTTTCCTTAGTGATACAATTTTTTTGAGGATCTTAGGTTCGTATCCTCGTGCCTTTGCTTCTTCGCATACAGATTTTACATCTCCACGAAGATCAAGTAACTGTTCATCTAAACGTTCGAGACGTTCGATGAAAGACATGACTTCTGCCTCAGCACTATCGAAGTCTTGTTCATCACTCATCGTCTTCACGCTCTTCCATTTCCCACATTTCAGATTCGTGAGAGTTGATTAGATTACTGAATCCAATTTGGAATGGTGAGTATTCATTCAGTTCATGATCACGGAAGTTTTCAATTTCACGGATCTGTTCTTCGGTAATTTCAGTGATCTCTGAAACACCATAATGTTCAAACACATATTCATAAACCGTATCAGTAACTTCCGATTCAATGCGTTCTTCCCATTTATAAATTCGAGGCCATTCAAACGACATTTTTGTCTCCTTTTACATAAAAATTAGGGTTAAATTGTTTTGAAAATGGAACAGTATGTTTATCAACGTTTTCCCATTTTGCAGTTGATGGTTTCCATCCAGTGATGTTCTGAATATCTCTCAGATATATATTCCAGTTTTCGAACCAGTCTTGGTAATCCCTGTAATAGAAATTAGGTTTACTCATTGAGTCCTGTCTCCAACTTTCCCAAGAATTCCAGACGCAGTTTAAAGATGCTTCCATTAAATGTTTTGCAGCTCCTTTGTCTGGGTGGTTGTGAGTTTGAATAAAATCAACTTTCCGTCTACGGATTGAAGACTTCCAAACATCTAACGTTTTGTGTGTTCCAATAAACAGAATTGATTGATTTTCAAGTTCTAGGTTCTGAAGATCAAATGCGCCTGGAAAATATCCAAACGCTTTCTGTTCTTTACCATGCCTGTTTTCAACCCAATCTGGATTGATACCCAATGGTGTGAGATGTTTCCAATGAGCCTGATTTGAGTAACATGGAATATCTGGAAAGTTGTGTTCCATCAATCTGTGTATCCAATTCGTACCAGATCGTTGTAACCCAACTACGTGGTAATTGGTGAACATTAACGAAGCATCCTCATACAAGTAAATATTGAATGATCATTAAGACAGTCTCTCCACATATGCATTAGTAGTGCAACTACCAAACCTATTGTTATCACCCCAGCGACGATATAAATCAAATCCTTCATAACACAAAAGTCCTTCCTTCAGACAGATGCAAAGGCAATTCTCTTACCTTGTCTGACACGTTTTTCTTTTTGAATTTTTTAGTGATCGTCGGGTACTGTAGTATAACTTCTTTTTCTACAACTAGACATTTCGTACGAGAGTAATTCAAGAAAACCATGAAGAACGGACGATCCTCGAGCAAGTATTTATTCTTTCGGCCGAGGAAGTGAATGTGACGATAGTACGCAGGCCACTCTTTATCCCATGCAGACCATCTTTCAAATTCAAAGTCTACCACTGGATTGTTGTTTTCGTCGACTAAAGATAAATCAACACCATACTGCCCATAGAAGTGAGGCCTGAAATACATTGGTTCACGTCCAACCGCATCACCAATGTGATCCAACAAACTGGAGTTCTTCTTTACGCCTCTGATGAATGCATCAATTTCTTTTTCATCATCAAAAGAGTCTTTCCTATCACCATAGGAACCCCATTTGGTTCTATCTGTATTCGATACTAACATTTAAGAATAGGCGAATTGTTCTGGATCTGGTTCGTATGAGAACTCACCATTCATTTCTTTTTGAACCTGTTCCCAAACATCTTGTTGGGTAACACCATGTTTACGAACGAAGACAGGTTTAGACATCCATGCAGCGTCTTCTTGCATCTCCATTACCCATTGTCCAACTTTACTCATTATATATCTCCTCAATCAAATTCTGGTGGGACGTTCTTATCTATTAGATTTCCCCGAGCAGTTTCATATTCTTTAGTGGGATGTTCTTCTTTCTTTCGAATTACCAAACCATTTGTGCCATATTCTACCACAAGAGTATCACCAATGTCAAGCCCTAAAGATTCCATTATTATAGGTGGAAGTTTCATAATGACATTGTCTGGATCACCTTCGATTTCTTCGAAGAGATCCTCTGCCTTTATAGTACCCACTTCAGCTGGTTTGACCATTTTCTACATCCTCATCGTTCATGTATGCACTGACAAGTGCGTCCAACTTTTCCTTCGCCTGGCCTGTAAGTTCGAGAACAGAATCGGGTAGACCCTCAATCTCTTCTCGTTCTTGCATTTTACGAAGATTTTCTACCAACTCCGAAAAGTCACTCATAGACCAAGAATCCTTCCAGCGTCACTAGTGATTTTTTTACCCGAACGTAACCATTCTTCACACTGTTCAAAATAGAATGCAGTGTCTTCATGACCTTCACGTTCAAGAACTTCTTTTGCGGATTTGAAGAATGTGACAAGAGTCATATCATTGATCTGACCCCCATCATTCATCGATGCTGGTTTCCACTTACCACTACGTTGATTACTCATATTAAGCTGCCTCCTTCGCAGGTTCCATAGTTGACATAATAGAATTGAACTCATCCTCATACGAGTAAGGAAGGTTCATATCGTAACAGGCATAACTGCCTCCATACATGAGGTCATACTCAGTGAAACACTGAGCCTCAAGTAACCAACGGATCGCTGTCTCACGATCAACAGAGTTAGATGTCATAAGTTCGGTAACAGTACCTTCGAACTTTGCAACATTCTCCTCTTCAATTCTTTTGTCTTCATCGAACTGACGAGAGGCGGCATCACCATATTCATCTGCCATCTCTTCAAGTTGTGAAGTGGTGTAAGTGTCCCAATCAAGATTGATCTTGGAACCGTATGCAGCTTTACTGCATTCACGAATAGTACAGACCAACTGATCACGTACGTAATCGTCGACTGTGAAAATACCACCTTCATTCCAGAAGGCTTCATCAGTGGTAATCATACCACCCCAACGGTTGTCTGGATCTTCGTCCATCCAAGCCTGAGTTTTGGCGTTCTGCGCCTCGATATAATTGATAAGTTCTGACATTATGCAAGCTCCTCAAATCCAACCATTGCAACTTTGTATTTGGTGTTTCCCAACAACATATGGTCACCCATAGATGTCGAACGCAAACCAAACTTTCTACCTTCGTGTTCTGGAAGTTCACCGACAACAGTAACGTCATCGTTACCATCGGCTTCCATCTTCAAAGACCAAGAGTCCATGATGTTCTGTGTCCAACGATACGCATATTCCAAAGCGGAAGTACCGTCACGATCACCGACTTCTACCAACGCAACAGTACGTGGTGTTTCTTCGAAGGCGGCGTGGATAACTGCAACTTGTGTCATGATGTGTTCCTTTTCTCAACTTACAAACATATTCTACGACATTTTAGAGGCAATGTCAAGCCTTTATTTGAATTAATTTCAAATTAATTCGCAGGTTCATAGTCATCAACCCCAATGATTATTTTGGGAAAGGCACTATTGCTTTCTGGGAAAACCAGACCGAAATCTTCGATCATGATGTCACGTACCTTTTCACGGTCAAGTGAGTCACCAGCAAAAGAGAAACTGTCCTCTGGATTTGTACCGACTTGATCGATGTATTTTTGAGTGGCTTCAATGATGTGCGCAGGTGTCGCACCCATGTCATAAACCCCACCTGCACCGTAGAAGTCTTCTACATAGGCACAGAAGTCGATAATACCGTCGACGATGTTTTCTACTGAATTAGTCATTATTCATACTCCATAGCTGATTCAAGTTGTTGTAACATTATTTCGAATTCGTTTTTCATTGACTCTGCAGCCGCAATCGCAGCGTGATCAACATCTTCCATACTTCTATAAGAGGCGATGTTGTTGTCACAGGCAGAGATATAATTTTGAAGTTCTTGTTGCATAGCGTCCATGATATATTCCTTAAGACATGAAGTAGATTACGAGACCAGCGATACACGCAATGGTCATTAGATCAGAGGCAAAATTGATAACTAGGTTTTTCATTGGTGATTCGCTTTCTCTTGATTACAGTACTAATATACACGTTTTTCTGGGAATGTCAAGCCCTTTTTTGAAATTATTTTAAATTAATTCCATAGCGTCATCCCAGATCTTTTTCGCATCATCGTGATGATCAAAACCTTCTTCGTCTGCAAAGTCCATGCTACTCTGGAAGTAGACATCGTAGTCATTAACTTTGTGAGTCGCAAGGATCCATGCAAGACCCTTTGCAGTCTTTGCACCACCAACAACATTGTTAACGCCTTTGTAGACTTTGACAAAACCGTGTTCTGCACTGATAAACATTTTCATATGAGACTCTCTTTCTTTTTTTAACTTACACTCTTAATATAATCATTTTTTCAAGAATGTCAAGCCCTTTTTTAACTTTTTTTGAAAATAATTTGACACTCTCTTGTCAAAAAATTGAATGGTCTATATTTGTCACTACGTCTGTCAAACTATTGACAATATTGATAGGTGGGGTATTCAATGGTATAAATAGTTCGACAAGTGCGTTGATTTGCAAAATTATACATGGTCAGATAGAATGGAGAAAATTATGTTCAGACTTTTGCTAGGTGTGTTGGTTTTATACCTTGGTTTATCAGTTCCTGTTCAAGCGGAAGATGTGACGTGTCCAGAGGGATACGTATGTACAAGATCCGATACGGACAGTACTGTTACTACACAAGGTAACATGACGACGAGAATCGAACAACCACCCCCATCAGCAATCTCACCACAATTTAGTGCAGGTAACAATAGTGACCTCTGTACTATTGGTGTCGCTGGTGCAGTGCAGACTCAGATCTTAGGTATCTCTGCAGGGGGAACGTTCACTGAAGAAAACTGTAAGCGACTAAAAAATGCAAAGACACTTTATGATATGGGCATGAAAGTGGCGGCGGTAAGCACCATGTGTCAAGATCCTTTAGTGTTTGATGCGATGATGAATGCAGGGACGCCCTGCCCATATCAAGGATTGATAGGCGAGGCGGCGAAACTAGGATGGGAAACTCACGTTGAAGAAACTAAAAAAGAACTTAAGGAAATGGGCCCGATAGATGCTGAGAAAGCTGCTCCTCTCATTGGTGGTGGTCTTTTGGCCCTCTTACTCTTACTCTGAGAGTATTGCACCTTATTATGGGTATACAGGAAATGCCATTGTTGACAATCATCTGAATTGGGTGATGAACAATGTGTTACCTGATCCAGAAGGTGTTTTTGTTGATAACGTAATATACAGTTATCAGATGCAAAAAGAGACTGGAGAATGGGTGACTGTTACTGTTGCAAATAAAACTGCAGACGGAACAGGGTTCATCTTTCGTGAAGTAGACGAGTGGAAGCCAGGAAGTGTTACTGGACAGACGATTAATAAAGTCGTTCCTTTGGGACGAATACACAGAGATTTAATAGGTGACGGTTCTATCACTGTTGAAGGCGAAGGCACAGTTGTTGATGCAAGAGTGATATACACATATAGAGTTGAACCATGTTACAACCCACAGTTTGATCCAAACTGTCCTAACTATGAAGTTCCTTATGTGGAACCGCCAGAAGTAGATTACGAGATTTATGATGCGCTGAATAATGGTGATGCAGATAGACGAGATTACGAGGGTGATGATAAAAGATATGAAGATGATGAGTCACTAACTGAAGAAGAAAAAGCCGAGTTGAAAGAAAAAGAAGACGAGGAAAGAAACGATAGATTAGAAAAAGCACTCGCTGCTGCAGGGACATCAGAAATGTTTGCTCTAGCGGTTGCGAAGTCACAGATAATTGATGCGATGAATTTAGCTGTCAGTATGAATCAATATTATGGCCAATCCATCCCAGGCGGGAATTATAATGATACGGTTGTTCTACTGGATAAACAACTACCAGAGAATAAACGTGGATTGAGGAATGGACTAGCGCAACAACTGCTGCATGAACAGATGATTGACATGCAGTATAATAATAGATGATGGTTATGCCATCAGAAAAAGGAACAGGAGAATTCCATGTTTAAAAAACTAAGACTACCTTTATTTTTAACTGCAATAGCAGTTTCTGGTGTTTCTTATGCGGCGGCTGAAGACACACCAATCAACGGAACAGTACAGTCTCGTTGTATAATCCAGACAGATACGGCGGGTACTTACGCTAACCCTAATGCCTACACATTGACAACTTCGTCAAATGATGGTGGTGAAGATGCACGTATTCGTGTGGACGTATCACTCGCTGATGCATATTACGTAGAAATTACGCCACCAACTGAATTCAGTTCATCCCCAAATCTACCAGACGTAGTAACTTGGACTGGTGATACTGAAGTAGATGCAATGTCTGATGCCACAGGTATGGGATCGTACGAAACAAACAAGGTAGAACTTGGAATGACAGATCGTTATGATCTGACTGCAACTGGATCTACATGGTTTGAGACTTCATCTGTTGCGACTATGGGTGGATCTAAAGCATTTCCAGGCGGTAACTATACTGCGCTTGTAACTGCTGAGTGCATTGCCCAATGAAAGGGAGGATCTAGCGGAACCCCTTCTTCCCCTTCTCCAACATGTAGAAGATTAGGTGGATGTCCGTGATGATACTTAAGAAAGAGATTATGAAAAAAACATTATACATTTTATTGGCACTGGTTTTTACAACCAGTGTCAATGCACACGAAATGGTGCCAACATATCCTAAGTTTAAACCATCTTTCATGGACGGGCTTTATGCTACCACCATGACGATGTTTAATAAACGTAGTGATGTGGAATATTATGAGGTGGGTGTTTTTGATGGAGATTGGCAACCAATCCCATTTGTATCTAAATATAAGGTATATAAGATACCATATTTAACAAGTGCGACAATAGAAATTTATATACAACGAGAGGATGTAAAAAGAGTTGTGTACATTTGTTCGAAGTCTAAACTGAGGAAAGAAAATCTGAAACGAACTGCAATTAAGTCTAGGATTTGTTCCAAGGTCAAAGAGAGAAGGCTATATTAAATGAAACGGTTTATTATGAGTGCATTAATGATTATGTTTGTTTCATCAACTGCACAATCAGAAACAAGTGGCATCAACCTTGCGATTCCCAACTCAGGTGGTTCCTATGGACAAGACAGTATCAGAACTCCTGATGGTTTGGATTGTAAGAACTCAATAGGTGGTTCTACTAATTTAGAATTTGGCGTGACTGGTATTATAGATAACTATGAAAGTCCATTTGGCAGCAACGGTGCGGATGGGTTTAAGAGTTCGAGAGACGTGGGTGTGTATGCAAGGATAACAATACCTCTCGACAAACCAAAACAGAGAATCAACTGCAATTCATTATATGAATTAGAGTTGAGGAAAAAAAGATTAGAAGTTTTAAAGTTACAAGCAGAATTAGATGCACTACGCAAATTAAACAATGGCGGAGGCATAGAGTTCGAAACGGACTAGGAGAGTAAATGTCAGAAGTTTGTCACAAAATGGCCAAGTTGGCCGCTTTAGCGTACCTTGACGGTAAAGAAGCAAAACCACGTATGAAAGAACTTGGATATACTGGACACAAGTTTTTCGAAAAGGGTGGTGCACAATGCCACGCAATTTGGAATAAAAACGAATATGTACTCGCATTTAGAGGAACAGAACCCTCAGAACTTTCAGATGTTCTTGCAGATCTTAATGCGATTCCACGTGGCGCAATGACTCACGGTTTAGTCCACTCAGGTTTTAGAGGAGAGACTGATAAACTCTGGAATCCAATCATGAAACATTGGGGCGGAGATAACGGTAAGACTAAAGGACACCAAGGTAAAAAGATCTATATTACTGGTCACTCACTTGGTGCAGCAATGGCAACGATTGCGACTTCTCGTTTAGAGGAAGCAGTAAAGGTAGAACAGTTAACAACTTTCGGTTCACCCAGAGTTGGTACACGTAAATTCGTTAAACACATCTCAACTCCACACATGAGATATGTAAACAATAACGACATTGTAACAAAAGTTCCATTGTTTATTATGGGATACAAACACCACGGTAAGTTACAGTATATAAACTTTTATGGTAATATCCGTAAGTTAACTACGTGGCAGATGATCAAAGATAAGTGGAGAGGATGGAAATCAGGAATACTCGACGGTGCAAAAGATCACGGCATGGATAACTATGTCGCCGCAACGAAGGGTTTAGTGTAATGTGGGATATGATTACACAGATGACAGGGGATCGACTATGGATCTATACTGCAATAGCAGGATCAATTATTGGTCTTGCATTTTCAACTTGGTTCTCAACGACACGTATGGCGTTGTGGTTGTATGCGAAGTTTGATAATGCAATGGACTTCTTAGTAGAACGTTGGGGTTGGACTTGGTTAGAACAACCAGAAGACGCTTGGAGAAAGAAGTATCCAAAGATCACTAAGAAGATCGATGATATTGAAAAACGTTTAGATGCGGTTGAGTCTAAAAAAAGAAAGACTACAAAGGGAAAATAAATGGCTGAAAAAGACTTAGGTGACGGTCTTGAAGCATTTGAGAATGAGGTTGAAGAATTAAAGAATAAGAAGATGAAAATCTTCGGTATTACAATGACCCCTACTACTATCGGGGCATTGTTCGCACTACTTGGTGCGATAGGTGGTTCGTTATACGGTGCATTTGAAGTATATAAAGATTATACTGACATGAAAGAGATCGTACAGAACATAGATGTAGACGCAATTGCGGCTGAGAACGAAAAGGTCATCCTTAAGATGGATGAGAACCTAGTTCGTATCGAAGAGGC